AGCCACCGGCTGCGGTTCTGGCAGGATGCGGAAATGAGCATATCCCTGAGACGTGGGGATGGAGATATCATAAATATTGGAATCAATAAAATCTTCCGGCACTTCAATCGCTGCGTAGATCGTTTTGGTTTTCATTGCTTGGCCTCAAATTTGGCTGGCTAGAACCATGCCGGTGCATAGGAAAGTAACGGCGGTCGACTTCGCTCCATAGGCAAAAGCGACAAAGCTGGCGATAAAGCACCAGCCAGCCCACACAGCCACTATCATTTTGTGAGCATTCATTTCGCACTCTCCGCCAGCTTGATTGCTTCGCGTGCACAACACAGCGCACGCATTTCTAGCGCATGTAATTTATTCCACCCATCGCTATACCCGTAGGCCTCACCGAATTTCTGCATCAGCGCAAAGAACTCGCCCGCCAACTCGTACAGTTCACGCTGGTGTTTGGTGCGCTTAATTTTCATCGCTGCGCCTCGTACTGTTCCCATGCGTTCATGCAAAAAGCCTCTTATCTGCGAATACTTCGGCTCCGCGAATTGAAATCAGCTTACGAACGCCCAGCCTTTGAATGTAGGCGTCGCGCGTCGATCGCTTATAGGAGGTGTGGTCCGAAATGGTGTCGCGTGTACATCCGGAGGGGTAAGAATTAATCAGCAGCTCGAATACGGAGCGCTCGCCGGCGGGCAAACTATTCAGCCAATATTCTTGGAGTGCTTTGCCTGTTGGCAGCGGCTCAAAATCGGCGGGCAGCTTATTAAGCCCCTCATCGGTCGCCGTGATCGGCGGTCCAATATCAATGAGCCCGGCAGCGGCTAATCGCTGAATATAAGCGTCTCGGGTAGAACGCTTGTAGCCAGTCAGAATGGTGATCTGTTCTCGATCGACGCCCTCGTCATGTTGTGCGATCGCAACCAATACCTTGAATTCGCCTTTACCGAGTGCGCTATCTACTGGCGCTTTCATTTGTGGTGATGGCGTTCTTGCTACTCGCGGCGGAGTGTGCTCCGCTGCTGGTGCTGTGCTCTCATCAGCAAGCGCTGACGCTGCGAGCGATACCATTTGCTCCAATGCTCGGCGCAGTTCCTTCGACATACCTGCGCCAGCCATGGTTGCGGCAGGTTGTTGTTGTCGAGCTTCTTTAACGGCCACTGCAATGCGCTGCGCAACCTCTTTTTCCGACACTCCATTTTCTTTAGCTCGACGTTCGGCGGAGCTTAGCTTTCGGCGAAGATCGAAAATTGCGGCGCTCAATTCATCGATCGTTTTTGCTTCGTGTTCTGCCTCTTTTTGCAGATCGGCGAGTTTTGCTAATTGCGCGCGTACGCGCTCGGATGCGACCGGAGGCGCTTGCATTAATCGTTCGCCAGATTTCGGGTGCGTGGTCACAACCTCGCCGACGCGGAATTTTTCGACGCTGCGAGATAGCGCAGGGCCGAAGCCGTAAAATTCACCAGGCTCAAGATCGCGCAATGCGGCAAGCGCATCGCGTTTCGTCATACCGAGTTCGTCGCCAGCGCGCTGCACATCGACATCGAGACCGGTGCGCCCAATCAATTTATTCAGCAGCTCGGCGGCGCAGTCCTTGTGCAATTTCGAAAGACGTTGCGTTGCAGCCACTAAACACAGGCCGCGCTTACGGCCGCGTGTAGCGACATCGATTACGGCACTTGCAGCTTCGCTGCTGCCAGTCTGCGGGCAAAATACGTGCGCTTCATCGAGCACAACTAAAACCGGATGCCATAGTGCTCGCGGCGCATTGACAAGCGCATCGAGAAAGCGGCGTACAAATAAATGCCGTTCATGTGCTTTCAGATCATAAATATCGAGCACAGCGGAAACGCCAGCTTCCAGCAATCGCCTTGCGAGCAATGCGGCGGTTTGAGGGGAGGCAATCGCATCGCCATCGTGCGGCGCTGCAATCACATAGTCGAACTTTTCGCGCAGCGTCGCGAACTCCCCTTCGGGGTCGATTACGAGCTGTTGCACATGCGGTGCCGTCTGTTCGAGCAACCGGCGCAGTGCGTGCGACTTACCGCCGCCGCTGTTAGCCTGAATTAACAGACGCGTTTCGAGCAGGCGTGATAGATCGACAGGATAATTATTCGCAAATTTCAATTTGTTTTCTCCGTGCGCTGGATGTTGCTCACAACACTTTCCAGCGATTTAATTGCCATTCGCGCTAAACGCCGGACTATTTTTTGATAGCGTATTGGATCGTGATAAAAGCATGTCTCGCCCGGTGTTTCATGATCGCCTTTGCTGCATTCGCAGCGCTGTTTAATAGCCGCCCTTGCTTCTGCCCTACATGCAGCGCGGGGCGTAAACCATCTGCGACCGCCACCACGAAACACTTTTGCCTGCTCAGTTGTTACTGGCATCACAACACTCTCCAATCAATTAGGTCTGCAGTGGCCGATATTCTCGGGATGCGTCGCGATCGCTTCGGCCCCATCCCTCAAGGTCATTGCTGACACCGCATTGAAATGCCGCCTTGCGCACCATCAGTGACATATCATCTGGTTGCCATCCAGAATGCGACTGAACGTGTTCTGCCCTGCAAGGTGGGCTATCCGGCTAGATTCTTTCGGAGGCCGGCATTTCAATACGTGCTCGTCTCTCCGAGCCGTCACGCTGTTCAACCGTAAGCAGAAAGACGCGTTCTCTACTCTGCGTAGCCGGCGAACCGGCGGATTCGTGCTGGTTTTACTCGGTGCAATTATGCAGTTTTTGCTTCGCCATTCTCTTTGTGCCACTGTTTGTGATGTGTCGGGCAAAGCCAACGCACTTCTAATGGCTTTGTGTAGTCATCGTGATGGCCGTGGACAAAACTACTTCCACAAACCTCGCACAACCCTTTAAAAATCTTTTTGTCCCTGAGCGCATTTCCAACTATGTTATGTGCTTTGTACTTAATGAGATTTCCTTTTCTGTACGATATTGTGTTCCGTCTGGAGCTTTCCTTGCCGGCATTCGTTTCGCTATATTTCTTGCGCAGCAACTTGCGGTGAGGCAAAGAAGCGCGCTTTCTATCGTACTCAATGTAGTAATCAATATTTTTCACACGATTATTAATCGAATCACGACGAGTGCATTCTTTGCACTTTCCGAGATGCCCGTCAGACATTGCGTTATGTTTGTAAAACTCAGTGAGAGGCTTTGCAGCCCCACACTTGAAGCATGTTTTTATCGCGGTTGTCATGCTGCCGCCTCGTTAAAAGGAATATCGTCGTCGAAATTATCGAAATTCTTCGGTGCGTCACTCGACGCTGCATTTTGCGTGTGTGCCGGTTGTTGACGCGCTGCGCTCGCGGCCGTATCGCTTGGATTTCCATCTAGCATCTGCATTTCACTCGCGACGATTTCTGTCGTGTAACGATCAACGCCGGATTGGTCTTGCCATTTGCGGGTGCGTAACGATCCTTCGACGTAGACCTTCGAGCCCTTCTTCAAATATTCGCCAGCGATTTCCGCCAGGCGGTTGAAGAACACCACGCGATGCCACTCAGTGCGCTCCTGCGCTTCGCCGCTTTGCTTGTCCTTCCAGCTCTCCGATGTTGCGACAGTAATATTTGTCACGGCACCACCCGATGGTAGATAACGGGTTTCTGGATCGTTGCCGAGATTCCCAATCAGAATTGCTTTGTTGACGCCCTTGCTCATGCAGCCATCCTCATTAGTTGTTTGTGTTCTTCGTCTACTTCGGCGAGAAATGTAAGAAGCTTTTCTTCGTACTCTTTCATCGCCGCTTCATTGCGTTCGACGCGGATTGTGAATAATTGGAGCTTCCCGGAAAGTCGCGGATCGAATGAAACGAAATCGCAAAAATCAGCACCGGTCACCCACATGTTGTGCAGTACTTGCGGCTCGTGCGCGCTCGGTAATTTGTTTGCGCGCAGATAACTGATATGCGTGAAGCTTTTCGGGCATTTCGCCTCCCAGATTCCAAGGCTGCCGCTCTCGTCAATAAAACCATCGACGCTACAACCAGCCATCACGTCAGGCAGATAAACAAAACCAGATTCACTAACGATGCGACCGGTTTGTTCTTCATAGGCCATGCGTGCGAAAGGCTCCTGTTCAGTGCCCCATGCCATTTCGGCGCTGATAAATCCCTGCGGAGCGGGGGAGCCTGTCATGCGCTCAATCGCAAGCTCTAGGCGGTAATCACGACGCGCTGCGGCTTCGCCAGATTTAATCGTTGCGAGAATGTCAGCGGCGCGTGACCCCGTTGCTTTTCCTGCGCGATCCTGCAACCACTCTTGCGTTCCTTGCGCGTGAGGTGAAACGATAAATCGGCTCATTGCGCCTCTCTCTTCAATTTCTTGCCGTGAGCTTCCACCGCGGCCTTGAATGCGTTGTAAGCTGGCATGTCATTCGCGGCTTTGATTTCTGCAAGACCTGCTTTCCAGATCAGCGCGAGTTCGTCTGCGTTATTGCAACCAGCTACTTTCCCAGTCCACTTAGTGGCAAGCAGTGGGTCACCTGCTGGAACATCAACGCCTTCGCTACGAAGCTCTGCCGGTAAATCCTCGATGTCTTGCGTGAAGATGTCAGACGCAGCAGTTACGTTTAGCGTCATCGCGATCTTGGCGCGCTTGCAGGCCATTTTCAGAATGGTGTTGGCCTGATCTGCGGGCTCGGTCCTTACCTGCTGTTTTTTGTCGACCTTTCCCTGCCATTGGCTGAATTTGATGCGGCGCAAATTTTCCGGCGTAACATCAAATTCCTCTTGGCAAATGGCTCCGCGCCACTTGTATTTCTCTTCATGCGAAGAGCACTCGCCAACGCCTTCGCCAAGAACGTCACCGGTGACTTGATGCACGCCAATACAGCGAACGCGAAAGCGCGAGATACCATCAGCCGAAAGATCTTCGATTTCGTATTTATCGGCGATGCGAAACGTCACGCACAAAACTTCCGCGCCCGGTTTGTACAGTGACGGCTTTTTAGTTCCAGGGATCACGCCGTAGTGCGTATCCTTGATCATGATGTTCTGCATTACTTCCTGAATCAGATTCACGCGCTGGCGAATTTCGATTGCGGAGTATTGCGTCGTTTGGGCCGCCACAATCCCCGCTGTTTCGCGACGCGGCATTTCAATTACGTCATTGTTCATGCTGCCTCCAATAATTCACTAAAGTCGTACTTCGCCAGCCAGTTCGCTGCAACCGCTGTATCGACGCAGTAGTGATCGGCGACCAGTTTTAGTAACTCGACAGCGCCGGGACCGTCTGCAATAAACGCCTCACGCTGCGCGCGTTCTTCCTGTTCGCGTTTTGCTTTGGCTTTGGCTTCGGCCTTCGCCTGTTTTTCACGCTCGACTGCGGCAATGCGGTCCGCTTCAGCTTGGGCAATTGCGCGCTGCTGCTCTTCCAGTTCGCGGCGCTGGCGATCGATCTCGGCTTGCGCGTCGGCCTGCTCTTTCGCGATACGACGCTGTTCGGCTTCCTGCGCGGCCTGCTCCGCAAGAATCTTCGCTGCGTATGCTTCCTGTTCCGCCTTCACTTTTGCCTCTGCCTCGGCGCGCTCCTGCGCTGCTACACGCTCGCGTTCGGCTTGTGCGGCGCGAAGTGCTTCGAGCTCGGCGCGCTCTTGTTTGATGCGCTCCTGTTCAGCTTCATGCGCCAGTGCTTTTTCGTGCAGATCATTCAGTGCAGCGATTGTTTGCTGCTTGGCTTGCATTGCCTCGCCGGTAAACTCGGCGTAAAGAACGAGCGAAATTTCTTTTGATTCGATGCGCGATATTGTTTCTGCAATAACATCTGATCGACTGCCGACAGCCTCTGATGCAATTGCGCGGATGCCATCAATCGCAAATCGGATCGCAGCTACGCGCTCGGCCTCAATGCGCGCCTTCTCGGCTTTTTCTGCTGCCGCCGCTTGCTCTGCTGCTTTAATTTGCGCGTCGATCGGCTCTTCAAGCGCGAGCAATTCAGCGGTGATGCGCTTCGCTTCCGCATCAATCAGCCGTGACCGCTCGAGTGCCGGCGCTTTTAATTCGGTGCGCATCTTTTCCAATGCAACGCGATAGCCTTTAACCTCTGCTCGCGCCGCTCTGGCAGCCTTGTCGCCTGCTGTGGTGCTCAGGTCATAGGTCGCGCCTTTGTAACGGCTGCGCAGCTCTGAAAGAGCCATTTCAGTTTGTGAATACTCGATAATTTGGGATGTCATTAAATTTTCCTCTTCAAAAAATAATCTGATGCTGCTCACTGATTGAATCGATTGCATTCACGCTGCAACCCTCCGCTTATCCCTGATCATTTTTGCGAAGGCTTCGTATCCGCGATATGCGCATGTGCCTTCGGGGAAATGTGCTGGTTCAAAATGCCCCTTCGTTTCAAAGTCATGCGCTGCGCGCTTCCAGCCCCACTGGAAATCGAGCTTATTCACATCGGATTGTGCGGCTTCCTGCTCGATGCTCATTTCTGAATTACCCCGCAAAATTCAGGCTTCGGATTGACGCGGCACGAATCGCTATGCGCTATATGCGGCGATGCGAGAAACAGCGCGCCCATAAACGCAACAAAAAATGCTGCGCCCTGGATCATGACCAGCGCACCATTAAAATGAGCGCCCAAATCCACGGCAGAATTAAAACGATGAAAGCTGCTTTTGCTTCGCTCATGATTCATCCATCGAATCGATAATTTCGTTTTTGATGCGCTCGATTTCGTATTTGCCGAGAATGTGCAAAACGTTTGTTGAGCCGATACGAACGACGACTAAATCCACGATTGCCGGAGAGCCTTCTTCGGCCTGATCGATCGGATAAAGCACGGGCGCAGTGGGGGGCGAATAATTAAACGCAATCGTGTATTCGCCATCACCTAGCACATCGTTATCAAACGAGATATGCGTCCATTGCGTTTTTGGCGTGCGGTATACCGGTGCGATGCCGTGGCGTACGCAGAGCTGGTTTATCTGAGCAGCTGCCACTTCTTTAATCAGATCGATTGCGTTCATGCCGCTCTCCTTGCGCGCTTCGCATCGATACGGCCCTTAGCACCATTGATCCCAGCACACTGCATGACACAAACACCGTTGCGCACAACGTCGAACACATTTGGCAGGCGGTGATAAATCAAGTAGCCGCCATGCGGCATCGGCTTAACCGTCGTCGTGAATGCTGCCGGGCCGTACTCTGAGCTATGTGGTCTGTGCCAAGGATTTTTGTAGGTGGCTGCGTTCATCATCATTCCCTCGGTTAAATCAGTTTTTCGTCGACGAATCGGAAACTTCCGATTTCTGAAACCGCGTCAGCGATTGCACCGTCAGCGAATGAGCCACTTCGATCACGCTGTCATGCGGATGGCCGCCGGCGAGCAACCCGCCAATCACGGACCGATAGGTCACGCGGTACTGGCGGTTGATGAATGCGTTTCGTATTCGAGTGAGGTAAGGCATCGCTATGTGCTCGCTTGTTGATGGAGCAAAGATACAACGCATGTTGTCGTATTGTCAACAACGTACGTTGTCGTTGGTGAAAATATTTTGCTGCGATGCGACGAACGGTAGGGGGCGGGCAGAGTGAAAAACTTTTGGTATGCTAAATACCTGTTTATTTATACAGTGTTAATTATGAGCACGTATTCATTCCTGGGCTCCCGGAGGCCCGAAATCATTCTTACCGATGACGAGCCGGGCCTGGTTAGCTATGAGGTCGCGGATAACCGCATGACAGCGGCGAGCTGGGGTGGTGTGATGGCTCGATCGGTAGCGGCGGCGCTGAGGCCGTGGGCAGTGCCAGTGCGTTTAAGCGTGCTGGCGTATCGCTATGGCAATTACGATTGGGAGGAGTTGGAGATCGGGCAGGGGATATGGGGTGCGTTGTTCAAAGGGCCTAATGCTCGTTATCTCGCGTTTGCGCTACTTGATGATGGGCGACCGATGATCACCTCGGTACAGGCACGGCCGGAGTTGAGGCGAAGGAAATAGCTTTAAGCGGCCAATGCGTTAGAGAAATATGTCGATTGCTTGTGGTCGAGCAGGGCGTCGAGTTCGGTCAGCGGCTTGCCGTTGGGCCGCAGCCAATCATCGAGCAGTGATTCGCTGAGGAATACCGGGCAGCGGTCGTGCCCAGCGGCCGCGACTTCGGGCGGTGGTTCATCGGTCACCATTGCAAAGGAGCGAATCAGTCCGTTTCGTGTTTCCGTCACTTCGTAAAGGCTTGCGGCCCACATCTCTTCAAAACCATCTGGCGAGAATGTCAGCTCGACTTTGCGACCATCCCGTTCCACCCATTCGTAAAAGCGTTCGAACGGAAAAATTGCATGTTTGCTGCCGAATAATGGCTTCCATGTGCGCGCTGATTGCAGCGAATCGCGCCTCGCGTTGAACACATTGTATTGGCCTGGCACTTCCACCGCTGTGCGAGGGAGCAGGCGATAACGCATCGGCAGCAGCTCGCGCACACCGTTTGTTTCGATTATTACGGGAGCGAAATAGTAGGGATAAATCCGATAAGTCTCGCCTGTGGGCTGCTCAATCGGGCGCATCAGTTTGTCGCGCTTACGCAGTTTCGTTTCCAGCTGCTTCTGCGCGGTCTTTGTTGCCTTCACTTTGAGTCGCGATTCAATCTCTGCGATTTCCGCATGCAAATCCTCAATTGCTTGCCGCAACCTAGCGTCCTCGCCGGCCGTGAACTCGCGAATGCTCTTGGCTATCGATTTGGCTGCCATGCCGTCTAGCTCTAATGCGCCGGCGTCCATACCAAGAGGGATTTTGATCGAAGGATCGCGCACCCTCATTGCGTACAGATCGACGAATGCCTCGTCGCGCACAACGGCACGATACCTCGCGGCAATTTTCTTAAATGAGCGTTTTACCAGTGATGAATAACACATAGCCACCGCCCTCGTTGCGGGCAGAAGTTTAACAGACAGGCATAAAAAAGCCCGCGCTGGGCGGGCTCTAGGCGTTCATAAAATCGTCAATCAACAATCTTCGTTCAACGATTCTGCGCTGAAGGGTCGCACCCAGTACGCTAACCAGTCTGCAAAATCCTCTCTTGTGCATCGACCTACCACAAGTCCCTCGATGAAATCGACCAGCTCATGATCTGGGGCGGTAAGCTCCAAACCGTTCATTAAGAGAAACATGCCAGCGCACATAGCGGCTGTACGTTTATTCGCATTTAAGAAGGCATGGGCTTTTGCAAGACTGTAAGTCAGAACGGCGGTCAGCATAATGATGTCATTGCACTGCTGCCAATATCTATATTGGCTGGGGCTGGCAATAGCTGATTCTAAAAGGTGCTCGCTTAAAAGACCGACCTGTTCATCTGGCGAGATGATGTTGATGATTGCTTCGTTAATCGCAATGACATCTGGTGCAGTTAAATATCGAATCGCGCCTGGCGGCAACACGTCCTGTTGGTTGTCGCCGGACACGAATTATATCTTCGCTAGCTGCTTCAGTGCTTGTTCGTAGCGAGTACCTACGCGCGCAAAGGCGCAAGCTACCTGGTTTTTGTGATCGCCATTTGCCGGGCGCGGCTCGACACCCTTCGCATCGCGCACGGGGATGTCCGGCTTAAAATCTTTCCGCAGTGCTTGGCTCATGATGATGATCTCTGATTTGAATCAATCCATAGATTCAGGCGCGCGGCATTATAGGTGTCGCCACCTGCGTGAACAAGGTCAGGTTACCAATATAGACCATCGCAAGTACATAGGTTCTGATCCGCAATATCAACATTTATTGATATAGTCATTAACCAATCCCTTTCCTGCTTTTATTTTATATGGCCATCCGGGTCTGCCTCTTTGCCACCCGCAGCCTGAGCCTTCTTGTCAGTTTCGGCACTTAACCACCAGACTTCTATTGGCGGTTTGTCCGCCGTAAACGCCAAATTGATTGCCCGAAAACGATGATTGCGAGTCACCATCCTTGCTTACTACCTCATAGCCGCGCGGGCCACATTTCTCGCCCGCTTTTTCGTAGCATTTACCCCAGGACAAATAGCTACTAGAGCAATTAATGGCGTAGGCGTCCGATCCATCGGGTGCATAGGTATGGTTGGCAGTGGTGCAGCCGGCCACGGCGATAGAAGCAAAAAGCAAAATGGTCTTCATTTAATAACTCTCTAAATCGCCAAATTTTTGTCGCAGCCCTTGCAGCCTGCGCAGCCGCGCATCCGGCAGAGCGATAAAATATTCACAAGCTCTACTTCCATGTCGCTTACTTTAGATCCGATGCGCGCTTGAACTCCTTGTCGGGCGGGTATTCTTGTCGTTGCCGTCGATCAATAAAGCTGACGACCTTATCTGCTGCCGCGATCTTTTCTGTAGCGCTCCTGGCGCCGTAGTAGGCGTCAATTTTGGTTCCCAGCTCTGCCATGTCAAAGCCGGCCATTACCTCTGAGTCCAGTTTGTCTTGTTGGACGCTGCGAATCTGTTGACGCGGATCGGCCCCAAAAGCGACCTGCATTACCAGCCGTGCCTGCTCTTTGTTGTCGCGCTGCAATTCGCGAAATGCCTCAATCAAGGATATTTCTTGGCTTGTGAGCCTCGCACTACTTGAAGAACCCGATGGAACTTCAATTACCGGCACCACAGTTTCGTCAGCTCTGAAGGCCTTAATTGCGTCTTTGGTAAGCCGCCCAGCTTCTCCCGCCGTCAATGCGTCCAAGACATCGCGCAAGCGTCGTGAGTCAGCCCCAGGCTTTTCGAGCCGGGCTAGAGCCTGCTGTGAAAAAGGCTTTTTGATAAGCATTCGCACTGCGGCCGCAAGCTCAGCCTGCGACCACTTCAGCTTTTCTCTTCGTTCGGCAATTTCGCTGCGTGTCTCGTCCATCACCAAAACCTACAACGGTTGTTGTTCGCAATCAAACAACAAATATTGTTGACCCGTAACAACGCAAGTTGTAGAGTTGTCACAAGTTCAAATCGGATTCGCACCAATGACGCCATTAGAAGCACTCCAAAAAGCCGTATCTGTAATTGGCACCCAGGCTGAGTTCGCGGCCGTTTGTGGGTGGCCGGTAAGGCAGGGGCACGTCGCCAACTGGCTACATCGGGATGAGGCTCTGCCGGCGAAGCACGCTTTGAAGGTGCAGAAAGCCTGCGTTGAAAAAGGCGATCCCGTTTACGCGCATGAGTTGTGCCCGGATGTTTTTGATAAGCCGCAATCCACCAAGCGCAAAAAATCCGAGGCAGCGTGATGGTCGCCCCCAACATTGATCTGCGCGGGCTGCCGGAGCTGCAAAAGCTGTTAGGTGCGCAGCTCTGCGAAATCCTTAAAGTCGTCCATCCCGAGAACGTCGACCGCGTTGTTCGTGAATGGAATAAATACGTTCGCATTGCACTGGTTGGAATTGCCTCTGTGCCGCCAGAAATTTTTATTCCGCAATCAGCGGAGCCGTTACCTGCGCCGAACTTCGCCCCGACGTATTCGGCGAGCCAAAGCCAACCAGCAACGAGGCTGCATAAATGAAAGCCGCCCGATCATGCGAAACATGCGATGCAGATTTAACGGGCCGTCACTCACAAGCTCGGTTTTGCGGTGCCTGCTCTTATGAGCGCTCAAAAAAAGCTAGCGCCGTGTCGGCACGCAAAGCCAAAACCCTTAACGACAACGAAACCTCGCGCAAGCTCACGCGCTACGCCGTAAAGATTGGCTTTCTGCCGCATCCATCGCTGTACATCTGCATGGATTGCAAGTGGAGGCAAGCTCAGTGTTACGACCATCGCGATTACTCAAAGCCATTAGATGTTGATGCCGTGTGTCTTGCGTGCAATTCACATCGGCATCGCGGTATTCCATTTGTAAAACCCAAACCCACCGAAGCCGCATAGACGGCGAACACGTTTCCAAACCAAACGGAGTGAATCATGAGTTACCTATCCACCAAAGAGCTGAAGGACGTTCCTAAAAAAACGTGGCTCACGGAGAGCGATGCGGAGCGATTGGAGCGACACGCCGCGATGCTCGATATGAAGCCAGGCGCCCTCATGCGCAGAGCTGTGTTGCTAATGCTGTCCCGCATTGATAACGAAGGCTACGCAGCTCTGTACGAAGATTGAAGGCGCTAAACGGCGCGAAGAGGCCCAGATGAACGCAGCACAAATAAAACAATTATTTACCGGGCAAGAGTGGGCACAGATCGAAGACGTAGCGCGCGACATGGGCATAACGCCCGATGAGTGCGTCCGCAAATTGTCGTTAGCGGAACTCGCCAAAAATCCAATGTTGATCGGCCCGAATAGTGCCGAATCGGAACATGAAATATCGGCGAGTCGAATGAGGCATTGAGGCAATGAATTTAATCCCCGTGCAAACCTGCCAGCGCTGCGGCAATGAATTGAATTACCGCGAATACAAAGCGCTCGCATGGTACTGCACACCGTGTCGCAAGGTTCGCGAAGACGCAGAGCTAGCCAAGCAGCGCGGGGAAATGTTGAACAAGGCGAATCGGAAAATACATGCATAGATAAGCAAAGAGGAGTCAGAAATGAACGAAATGCCACAGTTATCAGCATCGGCATACAGCAATTCAACCGGTGATATTGCAAGTATTTTTAACGATAAAAATTCTGCAGTATTTGCCGGTGCAATTCATGCAATTAATCAAACTAATCCAACCATTGTAGGAAAGGAGATTAAAAATATGGCTTCAACGCGAATCGTAAAGGTATTTGTTGCCGACCCAGACGAAAACATTCCAGTGGAAAAGCGACTGCTTTATTCCGGCGAGGAAAAGCTTACCGAGCTAACTGATCAAGAGCTTTATTTCGAACTGCCGTTTTCCGAATTACTGGCCGCGCATAACGAATACAGGAAAACACTCGTTGACAAAAAACAATCTGAAAAATTCGGGCGCGATATTTATTTGGAACCGGTGCGCATTCGGGATTTAAAAATGGTTGTGCTGAACGTAGCGCAATTTTAATTCGCGCGCCTCTCCGGAGGCCGCATTCGCATGCACACCCACGGATGACCCGCGAGGGCGCCGTGATATCGGAGAGACGCTAAGTGCAACTCAAGCGGTGTGCAGCCGAATGCGAATACACAAAAGAGGAATTCGCCATGTCACCCGAAGAAATCGAGCACAACCACATTAAATCCAGTTACGCACAAGACGACGATCTCGAAGCCGATCTGCGCCGCGCGTATGGCTACGGCGATGAAGAAGCGCGAGAGCCAACCAGCTACCGCGTGTTGATATTCCTGTGTGCGTGCTCTGCCAGCGTCACAGTGACGGCGTTTGCGCATTGGATGGGGTGGTTGTAGCCACCAATTAACAGGCAAGAAAAAGCCGACGGGTGAGGTCGGCTTAATTACTACATGTGCGAGAGGTGATTTTACATGAGTAAAGGCTATGTGTACATCCTTTCAAATCCGGCAATGCCTGGGTTGATAAAAATTGGACGCTCTGAAAATGACCCGCAAATACGCGCGCAGCAACTTTACTCAACAGGCGTTCCTGAGCCTTTCAATATTGAATTTGTTTGGTTTACACAGGACTGTATTCGTCTTGAGCAGGAGATACATGCCGAGTTTTCAGAATATCGAAAACAGGGTAGGGAGTTTTTTAGCGTAAGTCCAAAAGATGTTATCGAATATCTTTTGAGTCCATTTTTATACGAGCACGAACTGGCTATTACTACCCAGGAAGCTGAGTCAGATCATAACTTCCTTTGCTATGTCTGCAGCCATTATCCAGCATCAATTACAGAGCTTTTGGGCGCCATTAGCTTCCTTCCTGAGGATGCCATGAATGCGGCCATTGATCTCTATCGTGAGGAGCAGTCTCAGCGAAAAGCTGGTTTGGCTACGAACGTTGTTCAGTTGGGGCGCTCAAATGGCTAAGACAGACGTTTGGATGCCAATATTTATTGGCGACTACCTATCCGCTACAACAAACCTTACAACCGCTCAGCACGGCGCCTATTTTCTTTTGCTAATGGCTGCATGGAAGTTTGAGGGTAGGTTGCCAAATGACGATGAGCAGCTTGCGGCGATTTGCAGGCTGTCATCTGATGAGTGGAAAAAAACCAAACGGTTATTGGTAGGTTTCTTTTCGGTTACGGATAGCTTTTGGATTCAAGAGCGCCTGATGGCCGAATATGTGAAGTCTCAGGCCGTCAGGGAGGCAAAAAAGCTCGCAGGAGCACTAGGAGGGCGCCCAAAAAAGCAAAAAGAAAGCGAACAAAAACCTAATGGTTTGGCAAAACAAAAGCAAAACGAAACCCCATCACCTTCACCATCACATAAATCCAAAGTAAATAAATTTACTTCGGATGATATGTCCACGGCGGAATTTATCTTCGCTGGAATCTTGACGCTCAACCCTGACCACAAACCTCCGAACTTCGACGCATGGTCGGAGACTGTCCGGCTAATGCGTGAGCGTGATAGCCGACCAGATCAGGAAATTCGATCACTGTTCACCTGGGCTAATCGCCATCACTTTTGGGCTAGAAACATCCTGTCGCCAGACAAGTTACGCGAGAAGTTCGACCAGTTAACTATTCAGCGTAACCAGGAGATTTCAAATGCAGCAAGTCAACCAATTCCTTTCCGGAGCGCAACAGGCGCTGGAAAATACATGCCTGACCATAGCGATACCAGCTGGTCAGACGGACTCAGCGAAGCGCTCTGAATTTCGCGAAAGCGATGCGGAGTTTGTAAATAAATTATTCAAAACGCTTGAGGGAATTTTTCCGGCGTGGCGCAACGCATTTGCCGACAAGGCCGCGGAGTTTGAAGCTAAGCGCCAATGGTCGCTCGGCATGATCGATGCCGGACTCACCAACACCGATGCGATCAAAGCAGGCTTGGCGCTAGCTCGAAAATCGAAAAACCCGTTTATTCCATCGGTCGGCCAATTCATCGGCTGGTGCCAGGAAGCGGCAAAAACGCGGATCGGATTTCCATCGATCGAATCAACCCTGATTCAAATCCTTGATTTCAGCCGTACCCGTGGATCGCAATATCAGACCGAAATTCATCCCGTAGCGTACTGGATTTACCAGCACGTTGACCTGTATGCGCTTCGCCATGCCGACACCAGAGAGTCGAAGAAAATTTTGGAGGCTCCGTATCACGAGGCCGAGGAAAAGGCCGCTGCCGGGTATGAATTTCCGCTACCTCCAAAGTTGCTGCCGGATGACGTTGATACGCGGCCGCAGCCTACACCGGAGCAGGTCGCGGAACGAGACGCGGCACGCGCCAAAATCAAATCGCTTTTCGGGAGCCAAGCATGACCTTCATCGATTCGGCCTATTCCAGACGCTACACCGGCCCCGAAATTCTCCGCACGATTCCGGCGCGCCAAGAGATTCGCGATCAGTTGGCCAATGACGTTGAAACGGCCTTGCGTGATGGTTTGAAAATCACGGTATGCCCTCCGCCGACATTTGCGCCACGCAAGGAAGCTGTACGCAAACCACATCCCGAAGCGGTGGTGCGCAATGCACCCAAGGGGAAGCCGGCATTCGCCTATGCGCATTTGGTTGCAGAGGGAATGGTCGCGCTCAAAGAGGCAATGGATATTTGCGGGTTTGATTCGATGGTCAACACCCAAGTGAAAGCCTTTTCGGTGATGTGCGACCGCGGCGAAGGTCCGGCGATGGCGAAATCAGTCACCACCAAAGGCGGAAAAACCTATCGATTCTTCTGGCCTGCCGATTGTCGCGCGTGGGCTGCTGCGGCGCGCGCAGATCGTGCGAAGAAAAACGATCTTTCAAAGCTGGTGGCAAAGCATGGGGGAATGGCGAAATGAGTTTAACGCGAACCAACACCGCAAAGATTTACTCGCTGCTGAAACGCCGCGGCTCGCTCACTCGTCGCGAGATTGCCGAGAGGTTGAATCTCGAATGTGGCGAAGTGGCTGCGCGAGTCAAGGAGCTTATCGATTCGGGGAGGTTAGTTAGGAAGGGCTCGAAAATTTCGCCTTTCACAAAAAATCCGGTCGGGTGCGTGAGGGTGCGGGCGTGAGCGGACAATACTGGCGAGCACAGAGCGCTGAGCAGTTGCAGCAGTGCTTTCGGTTCCTCGCGCAATCGCTTCCATCGCAAGGGCTGCGGATTACGTGGGAGCCGTGGAAGGATAAGCGCAGCCTCAACGCCAACAATTTGTACTGGCAATGGCTAACGGTGTTGTCCGAACACTTCAGTCGTGCCGGTAAGAAATTCAGCAAAGACGACATGCACGACCTGATGCGTCATCAGTTCCTTGGCTATGTCGACAAGGTTGTTGGCAGCACCGAGATACCGCAACAGCTCGCTAGTACTGCATCGCTCGATGTGTCGCAGATGTGCCACTACATGACCAAGATCGATGCGTGGGCCGCTGATCATGGCTGCCTGCTGCCGCGCCCTGAAGATTCTGAGTACGCAAAATATCGCGAGGCTCAGCAATGAAGGTTTGCGCTGTATGTAATTCGAGCTTTCAGCCATCCATGCCGTTGCAGCGCGTCTGCTCCCTGCCGTGTGCGATCAAATCGGGCAGCCAGAAAACAGCGAAGATTGCCGAGCGCAAACGCAAAGCCGCTATCGCGAAAGAACGTCGCGATTTGCGATCGCTAAAGCTATCGATCAAAACGCTATCCGATTGGCGCAAAGACGCGCAGAAGGCATTCAACGCTTACATCCGCGAACGCGACCATGACTTGCCTTGTATTTCGTGCGGCGACTTCACGCCGATGACAAGGGGCGGTGATTACGACTGCGGGCACTATCGATCGGTTGGCGCCAACCCAGAATTGCGCTTCGAAGAATTGAATTGCCACAAGCAATGCAAGCGCTGTAATCGATACCTGACTGGCAATCACGTCAATTACCGAATCGGCCTACTGATGCGCATTGGCGAAGAAAAAGTCGCATGGCTTGAAGGTAACCACAAACCAATGCGTTACCGCATCGAAGAATTGCAGGCTATCGCTAAAGCGTATCGTCAAAAGCTCAAAGAATTGAAACAGCAGCCGGTCTACCCGGTTTAATTGCCCTCCACAAAAAGGAGTCGATATGACTAGCCCGGCCATACTTGCGCGACTCAATCCAGCCAATGTGCGGTTCGATGTTGGCAGAGGCGGAATACCTGAGCTCACGCAAACGGATATTGCTGCCGCGTGCCAAGGCTTGGTGCCTGGCGCATGGTATTTGGGGTTGGTGAAATACGCCGGGGCTGTGGGCGCAGTAAAGAATTTAGAAATTGCAGCTTGGATGCTTGCGGCCGATCTGGCTGCTAAGCATGAATGGAAAGTTGTTCGCGGAAAGCCTTATTTGCGATCTATTGCAAGGATGGCATGCGCTACTGTGATTGATCCACACAGATGCAAGAAATGCTGCGGGACCGGCTTAAATGAGCGAATGAGGGCATGTTCTATATGCGCAGGCAGCGGGGTCATAACTGAAATAAGTTTGCGATCGTTGGCGAAAATAGCAGAGATACCAGTCGAGTCATTTCGCACGGTTTGGGCTCCCAGATATGAGTTACTGGTGAGCCATATACAGCTATGGGATAGCTCTCTTGAATCGCTTCTGAAAAGGAGGCTTAAAGGATGAATAGGCCGAGACAGATATTCACCTATGCACTACCTAGCTTATGTTCCGCGCCGAAATGTCTAAACAGTCCGGTACAGGGCAAAAAAATGTGTTCGACATGCATGTCTGCATCGAAGTCCAATAAAAATGCGGCACATGTCAGGCGAAATCGCTCTGGGATTAGTAAGGCAAAGACTGCGCCAGATGGGTATACATGGATATATTTTCTGGAGGCGCCAGAGATTGGCCATATTAAAATTGGTAGAGCTCAAAATCTAATGGCTAGGCACGGCAGCATTCAGTCTGGTAGTCCAGTAAAAATCATAATCCTAGTTGCATTTCTGGCAAAAGATTTCGTAGAGAACGCTTTGCATGCAGAGTTTAAAGCGCACCAAGTAATGGGTGAATGGTTTCGTCCTGCAGATGACTTGCTTAAATTCATCGATAACGTGAAAGCCGGTCTACTCCCTAACAATCTGGGAGGGATTTACAAGGATATTGACGATGGGTCAGTCGTTATATATCATCCATCCCAAGCTACCGATTAGCACACTCAAAAATCTCCATACCAAAAGCCTCGCCCTCAAAGCGGGGCTTTTTTATTGCTCGGAATTTACTGAATGACCCAATCGATCGACGCCGCCTCGAAGATTTCTGACATCGCTCAAAACGGCGGCGCTGCGGTCGCGATGGGTTCTGCCGCACTGGGTTTCGCCAATCAGGCGATGGGCTGGCTGAATCACAACAGCGCCGGCATTCTCGCGCTTTGCGGCATCGGTGGGTTTTTGATATCGGTTGCCGGTTTCCTCGCCAAGCGCAGACACATGGCAGCGCTGCTCGCGCATGAGCTGCGCCAGAAAGAGCGTCGCGTTTAATTCACAGGTAATCATATGCCCACGATTGTGGTGGAGTTTGAAAACCCCGGTCTTTGGGATTGGAATATCTAACACCCTGCCATTATCCAACCTGCTTCGGCGCGTTTTTATTTTCCAGGATTAATCATGAAACCAATCCGCATTCTCGCGGCGGCGCTCGCCTGCGCGCTGCTTTTCGGCTGCGCATCAAAGCCGCCCTACAACTCAGGTCCGGTTTACATCCAGCCGGCGCCTGGTGAACTCCATTTAATTGTTAAGTGAGGCAATAGCCATGAAATACCGTAACCGCTTTGCTGCGGCGCTAATGCTGTGCGCCGCGTTTGTGCTGTCCATTTCTCAAGCGCATGCCGCTGCTGGCGCTTGGACGCTGACCAATGCGTTCAAGACGCGCATTCTCAACGGCGGTGCGATTGATCTCGATACCGACACGATCAAATTTATTTTGCTGGCATCGACAACCAACGTCGTGTCCGGCCCCGCCGATTGTTATACGGGCGGCACTGGCACGGCAGTGACCAATGAGCTGTCAACAGCGAACGGCTATACCGCTGGCGGCGCGACGGCAGCAAGTCTTTCGATCAGCGGCACTTCAACCGTTACGTACGACACGGCGGATGCGGTATGGACGGCCTCTGGCGGATCGATCGCAGCGCGCTATGTGGCAATGGTCGATACCACTGTGGCAAGCAAGACCATCATCGCCTATGCGCTGCTCGATACGACGCCTGCTGACGTTACCGCAACCACCGGCAATACGTTCACGATCGGCGTGGCGAATGTGTTTACGCTGGCGCAGCAGTATTTGTTCGATCACCTCTACCCATCGCCCATGCAGATGGCTGCGAACGACGCCAATTACGTCATGCGCAAAGCTGGTTAATTCGCCATGCGTAAATTCCTCGCCGGGTTATTGCTGCTCGCTACATCGCTGGCGATCGGCGGCAATAATTCTGGCTGGACCAATAGCGGCGGCTCGCTGTCGACGCAAGCGAAGTCGGTCGGTGTCGCAGCGGTAGCTGGCGGCGGCACTTTCCTATTCCAGGACGATTTCAAATCTAGCTCGGGCACCACGTATTCGTGGGGCACGCTGCCCATGACCAGCAAATCTACGTTTTGCTCGCAAGCCGGTAGCAATTGGCAGTATTGCAACGACATGGATTTGACCGGCACCAACCAAGGTGGCATCGACGCGTGGCCGCCCGATACCAGCAAAAACGCTTTTTTTATGAAATATATCGGCGATGGTGATACAAACGTCATTGCTCACAAATTCGACCCGAATCATACGATTGACACGGGCCGCCCGACAGAGATTTATGTGCAGTGGAAGGAATATCGCACCAGCACCTTCGACTGCGCTCCCGAAAAGGATGCTCGTATAGGCATATTCACCGCAGGCCACTGGGCAGATAGTCACGATCAAACATCGACTGAATTGTATTGGGGTGTTGGCACCGGCTCACCGACAACGGGTAACGATGCGTGCACAGGTTCAGGCATGTATCTGCAGGGTGATTGGAATTCGACCGATTTCCCGGCGAACGATGTCTGGAGTACTACCACTCTCAGTTACTCTAAAGGCGCCGCGCATACCTGGGAAATGCACGTCAAAGTTAACACACCGGGCAACCATGACGGCGCCTTGCAGATGTGGATCGACAGCGTATCAATCGGAAGCGCCACGAATATTAAATTTACAAACGCTACGCGTGATGCGCTGGGTCAATCTTATTTAGATAACGTGCAGCTGGGCATGGCGGCCACGAATGGCGGCCTCGGAGCATTTAACGGCGTGTCCACGCGCTACATCACCGATTTCAAAATCAGCACATCGTATATCCCATAACGAGGCCGCCACGTGAAGCGAATTATTTACGGCCTACTTACAACACTGCTGATTGGGTTGTTCAGTGTTGATGCCAGTGCGGCGATAGCGGTCGGCGCAAAGCGCATTGATCATTTTTCTAATGTCAGCTCAGCAACTACCACCGGCATCACAACGGCTGCATCGGGCAGCACCTTTGTCGTTGCGGTATCGTTCGACCATACAACGCACATCGTCACAGGAATCAGCGATAGTAAATCGAACACGTACACGCTCGCAGGAACTGCTGGCGATTTTGGTTCGGTCTACTACTGCTCGAATTGCACGGGCGGCGCGAGCCATACAGTCACCATCACATTTGATGGTGCCGAATTTCCGATTGTTCATTTTCTCGAAATCACCGGCGCGGCGACGTCGTCTTATGATTCTGCGGTTACCGCAAAAGCTGAAGATTCCGCCTCGCCATTTACGGTAACGAGCGGCACGACATCACAAGCTGCCGAGCTGCTCGTGTCGTTCATTGCGTCAAATAGCGGCAGCAACCCGGTCAGTTATTCCGAATCGTCGGGCTTTACGATTCAGCAGCAGGATGGCGATGGGTCTAATTATTGCACGTCGGCATTAGCACCCCGCATTGTCAGCTCGACCGGCACATTCACGCCGTCGTATACAGGTTCTGGAATTACTGGCAGCACCAATATTGTTATCGGCATCAAAGAAGCATCCGGCGGTGGCGGCGCAACAGCAAGTCCATCCGCGGCGTCATTAGTGCTGACCGGCGCGACGCCAACAATTACAACATCCGGCAACAAGCTCGCGACACCATCCACTGCATCACTCGCGTTAACGGGCGCTACGCCATCGCTGACTGTGCAGAATTACACGTGGTATACGCTACCGGCGCCAGGCAGCTACGACAGCAATTCGATTCTCGCAGGTCAAACATATCCGACCGGTTCGTGGTTGCGCGTCGTCACCGATTGGGCGCACATCACGTCGGTGTACTCGACTGGCCCGCTGCAAAACGACATCAACGATTATTCGACAGCAGAGAGCGGCTACACCGGCAGCGATACCGCGACGTATGAGATCAAAACGCCAGCGCTGAGCACATCGCAATACACGGTTACGGCAACGATCAGCAACAATATCAATATTGGCCCGTCGACAGCTTCGTTATCGCTGACAGGCGCCACACCGACGGTGACGGTGACGAACAACAAGCTCGTAACGCCGAGCACGGCCAGCCTTGCGCTCACAGGGGCAACGCCAACCATCGCGGCCGGACAAAATGTGTTGGTTCAGCCGACTACTGCGGCACTGGCCTTGGTTGGCGCAACGCCTTCGATGCTGATCAATGGCGTCCCGACTGGAGTCAATTATTCATTCATCCGCCGCGTTGAGCGGTCACTTATCCGCAGCGTATCTCGTAGCGTAGGGCGATAACCATGACGATATTTAAATCACTCCTGTTTGCTGTAGCGCTGTTTTGCGCATCGGATCTATACGCCGCAACCTTCGGAACAATTTCGGCTGATGGGGATACCGATGCCGTTTTCGTCAACGGCCCGTTTGTCTTTAAGGCAGCCGGAACTTGGGGCTCAGGCACATTCACGGTTTACTATAAATCCAAAACGGGCAGCTACAAATCACTGGTCACGGCAACCGCCTTAACGAGCGACGCTACCGGCCAAGTGCTGTATGACCTGCCAGACGGAGTTGGCACGTTCGTGAAGGCAACGCTGAGCGGGTCGAGCAGCCCCTCATTGCTGTGGGAATTTATTGGTAAGGATGCGCGGTAAGCCCAATGGCTGAGGACGGTCGTTTAACTGACAAGCAGGCTATGTTTGTTCAGGAATACATTGTTGACCTCAACGCCACGCAGGCGGCGATACGGGCCGGCTACAGCGAAGAAAGTGCCAGCGTGATAGGTTGTGAAAACCTAACAAAACCTTACATTCAGGCCGCTGTGCAGAAGGCTATGGATTTGCGCTCAGAGCGAGTGCAGATCACTGCCGACAGGGTGCTGGTTGAGCTGGCAAAGATCGGTTTCGCTGATGTGCGCGACATGTTCACCGACTCTGATCAAATCAAATGCGTCAAAAATCTTCCCGATGATATTGCGGCAGCCGTGCAATCTATAGAGATCGTCACTCGCCCTGATGGAGTTGATGAGAATGGCGATAAAACTGTTGAACATATCCATAAAATTAAGTTGGCAGACAAGAAGTCAAGCCTTGAGCTTCTTGGCAAGCACTTGAAGCTATTTGCCGATCGAATAGAACACACCGGCAAAGATGGCGCGCCAATAGAGGTCGAGAATCAAAGCATGACCGAAATCGCCAGGCGCATCGGATTTGCACTATCAAAAGCCATCAACGATAAATCGTGAGCCTCAAAGAAATATTGGCAGCGCTCGAGGTGATGCCAGAGAGTGATCGCCAAGCTGTTATTGAGGATGCGATGCTCGCCACAAAGGGCATGCGGTGGGTTCCAAACCCGGGACCGCAAGAGCAGGCGTATTTCTCCGAGGCGGATGTCCTCCTATACGGCGGGGAGCCTGGTGGCGGAAAAAGCCAGCTAATCCTGGGCCTTGCGTTCAACTGCCATCGCCGCTCGCTAATTATGCGGCGCAAATACAGCGACCTTGGGCGCATTGTTGAAGATGCCCTTAAGATTAACGGCGGGCGCGAGGGGTTTAATGGTTCGCCACCGCCAAAACTGCGAATCAGCGCAAACCAGCAAATTGATTTCGGTGCCGCGCACCGTGTGGGCGATGAACAAGATTGGATGGGTAAGGGCCGGGATTTTCTCGGTATCGATGAAGCCACCCATTTCGCGGAATCTCAAATCCGGTTTTTGATGGGCTGGAACCGCACCGAGCATAAAGGCCAGCGCGTGCGAACAGTGCTCGCGACCAACCCGCCGCTCAGCGCAGAGGGTTTGTGGGTTGTGTCCATGTTTGCGCCGTGGCTCGATCCAACCTTCCATAATCCCGCCAAACCAGGCGAGTTGCGCTGGGTTATTTCCAACGAAGAAGGCGTGGATCAGTGGGTTGACGGGCCTGAGCCTGTCGTTATTGATGGCAAGGAATATCGTCCGATGTCGCGGACCTATATTCCTGCATCGGTCGACGACAATCCGGAATATGCGGATTCCGATTACAAGCGCCAATTAGAGGCCATGCCTGAGCCGTTCCGCTCATTGTTGATGGGTGGATTCAAGACTTCGTTTCAGGATGCGCCGAATCAAGTTATTCCGACGGCATGGGTAACCGCGGCACAGGCGAGATGGAGTAGTTCTCCGCCCGAAGGCATCCCAATGTGCTCCATGGGTGTTGATGCCACCGGTGGTGGAAACGATCCCATGACGATTGCGTGCCGTCACGATGGCTGGTACGCGCCAATCGTTAAAATTCCTGCGAAGGAGTTGCCGATCGAGAAGGCAGGGCGCATGGCGGCCGGCATTGTAGTTTCGCATCGTCGCGATAAAGCCAAGGTAATTATCGATCTTGGGGGCGGCTTCGGCTTATCGGCTTATGAACAATTAAAAGCCAACGATGTTGATGTTATCGGGTACAGAGGAGCGGAGAAGTCCGAGCGCCGAACCAAAGATGGCAGCCTGAAGTTTTTCAATAAGCGCAGCGAAACTATTTGGCGCTTCCGTGAAGCATTAGATCCCGGGCAGCCGGGAGGCTCTACGATTGCTTTGCCGCCAAGCGCAACATTAACCGCGGATTTAACGGCGCCGACGCTTGATATGAGCTTCAACGGAATCAAGGTTGAAAGCAAAGAAGACGTCTGTGATCGACTCGGCCGCTCGACCGATGACGGCGATGCTGTGGTGATGGCATGGACCGCAGGCGCAAAGGCATCAGAGGCGCGTGATGGCGATATCCGCACAGCGCGCGCACGCACACCCAAAGTGATCCAAGGCCACCAGGCCGCACGTAGACGCTAAACCCACTTTTTAATTTTCCCCGGCACTTCGCTGGGGTGGCGGGCTATTGCCCATTTTCTCCACAAGCACAAGCACTCAACTCAGCAGGAGATACACATCATGGCGCGCATTCTTACGTCGCTACACGGCAAACTAGCAGGGCTCACTCGCACTGGGAAACTGATGGTTCCCGGTGGGTTTATTGCGGGCGAGGACGGCATGCAAATAGTGGAGCCGTCTCCATCGACTGTTTCGGTATTCGATGACTTCCTTGGCGATGTGATCGCCGACCAGTGGAATTCTCATGTTGGCTCGGATTCGCCTGCGGCAATTGCTGTTGCAGCCGCGGCGGGCGGTACGCTTGTACTGACTACCGGTGACTCTAACGCCTCTCTCGCAGCCGATGGCTCGGTACTCGACAGCTACCTGAACTGGTACGCGCAAAACGGCGGTCTTACCTTTAGCGCACGGCTGAAAGTTTCTTCTATCGCCACGGTGCAGTGCTGCTTCGGATTTACCGATCAAGTATCAGCGCTGGAAATGCCGGCCACTTTGTCCGGCACCACCTACACCACAGTGGCAACTGACGCCGCGGTGTTCCTGTTCGATACCAGCGCAACCACAGACACGATTCGCTGCGTTGGTGTAGCCAATGATGTCGATGCGACCCATGTCGACACTGGCAATGCATGGGCTGCAAATACGTACGCCACATTCACAATTGAACTGGATGCGAGCGGCAACGCCAAGTTCATGATCAATGGTGTTCCGGTCGGTGTTGTAGCGAATGCCGTTACGCCGAGTGTCGCCCTGACTCCTGTGTTCGCCATCCGTTCGCTGGCTGCCGCGTCGTACACGATGACGATCGATTACGTCAACGTCTCGATGAATCGGTAAGAGCGCGCCCTGCGAAAGCGGGGCCCTGTTTTCAAAAAATGCGAGAAATTTAAAATGGGTGGTGCGACTGGTCCAATCGGAAGTTTATTCCACAAGCTGGATAACGTTGATCCGGTGGTTAAATTTCTCGATAAGAAAGGCATCAAGGCGCCTGGGAATTTGTTATTTCCAGAGGCGCCAAAAATTCCATTGGCGCCAGTACAGGAGATGCCAGATCCGAACGATCCTGCGTTGCTGCTTGCCAAGAAGCGCAGGATTGCTGACTCCGCATCGCGCTCGGGCCGTCAAAGCACCATTCTTTCCGATACGCAAGATTCACTGGGCGGCTGATTGATGGATTCGCGCGTATCAGAATTAATCCACTGCGGTGACAACTTGTTTAGCAAGAAATCGTCGCTGCTGAGTTTGTGGCAAGAAATTGCCGACAACATGTATCCAGAGCGAGCCGATTTTACGGTACAGAGAAATCTCGGCCAGGCTTTCGCCGAGAATTTGATGACCAGCTTTCCATTGATGGCTAGGCGCGATTTGGGTAATTCGTTTGCCTCAATGCTACGCCGCGATAAATGGTTTGACCTTGGTACGCAACAAGAGGATCGCGAAGACCATGCGGCCAAGCAGTGGCTGGAGTGGGCGACCGGTGTTCAGTATCGCGCGATGTACGATCGCAAAACACAGTTTGTACGCGCTACAAAAGAGGCTGATCACGATTTCGCTGCATTCGGTCAGACTGTCATTTTTGTTGATCTGAATCGCTATCGAGACACTTTGGTTTATCGCTGCTATCACCTACGCGATGTTGCATGGTGCGAGAACGCGGATGGTGAGATCGATACTATCCATCGGAATTGGAAGCCGACCGCGCGCGATCTATGTAAGATATTTCCCAAAACGTGCGCGCAAAGCGTCAAGGATTGCGAAACGAAAGAGCCGTACAAGGAGTTCAAGTGCCGGCACATCATCATGCCGGCTGATTGCTATGAATCTTCGAGCGGCAAGAAATGGCGCACGCCGTATGTGTCCATTTTTATTGATATCGAAAATAGCGTCATCCTCGAAGAAGTTGGAAGCTTAACCAAAAAATATGTGATCCCGCGCTGGCAAACCGTGTCGGGCTCGCAATATGCCTATTCGCCAGCAACCGTGGCCGCGCTGCCTGATGCACGCCTGATTCAGGCGATGACGTTAACGCTGCTCGAGGCAGGTGAAAAAGCCGTATCGCCGCCGATGTTAGCTGTCGAAAATGCCATTCGCGGCGATGTCGCGTTGTATGCCGGCGGTATCACATGGGTTGACAAGGAGTACGACGAACGGCTTGGCGAAGTGTTGCGCCCGCTGACGCAGGATATGCGTGGCATGCCGCAAGGCATGAATATGCGCGAAGAATTAAAGAACGCCATTACGCAAGCGTTCTATCTCAATCAGCTGAATCTTCCGCAGGTCGCGGGCGCCACCGCTTACGAAATATCGCAACGCGTGCAGGAATACATTCGTCAGGCACTACCAATTTTTGCGCCGATGGAAATGGATTACAACGGCGCACTTTGCGACGAGACGTTTACGTTGTTGATGGCCAATGGTGCCTTTGGTCCTCCAGATACGATTCCGCAATCGATCCGCGGCGCAGAAACGCAATTCCGATTCAAGTCACCGCTTAACGATGCCATTGCGATGGAGAAGGGTCAGCACTTCCAGTCAGCTGCGCAAATGCTCGCGACGGCTGTGCAGATAGATCCAACGGTTGCCGCCGATTACGACGTGCATACCGCATTTCGCGATGCAGCCGATGGCGTTGGCATTCCCGCGAAATGGTTCAGGTCAGAAGACGATGCGGCGGCAATTGTTCAGCAGCAACAACAGCAGCAAGCCATGCTGCAAGCAACGCAAACGATTCATGGCGGCGCGCAGGTTGCGGAGCAAGTAGGAAAAGCTGGCAAGGCATTGAATGATGCGGGGATGGCGGCGTGACCAAGGCCCCCATCGCAGCGCCGTACGCACCCTATCCGTGGGAGAAAAATGTTCTCGCTGTGTACGCGGTGCAAGCGCTACATAAAGGCGAAGCAACGCCCGAGCAACAAAGACTTGCAGTCGATCTCATCATCAACGGGTTATCCGACTATTACGGGCTTAGCTATCGGCCCGATACGCATGACACCGCCTTCGCAGAGGGGCGCCGATTCGTCGGCGCACAAATCGTCAAATTATTAAAACTCTCTCCCGCAGTTATTGCCGCGGTGAAGAAGAAAACAGAAAAAAACTAAGTAGTACCCCAGCAGCGAAACCCGGCCATGTGTCGGGTTTTTCATTTAAGAGGTCTAAAAAATGGCAGAAGCAGCCGCGGCAGTAGTTGAAGATTCAGCAGCAGCACCAAGTCCAACCCCTGCGCCAGCTCCAGCACCGAGTCCGGCGCCGGCGCCCGCACCAGCACCAGCACCAGCACCAGCTACCGCCAGCATTCTCGATGACAGTGGTGCTGGCGAAAAACAGATCACTGCACCAGCAGACTGGCCGGAAGATTGGCGCACGAAACTATCGGCGGATGATGCGAAAGCGCTGAAGCAATTAGAACGCTTTGGCTCGCCCTCTGATTTATTCAAATCGTACCGCGCGCTGCAGCAAAAGGTTTCATCGGGTGAACTGAAATCGACGGCCGCATTACCGAAAGACGCAACACCTGAGCAGATCAAGGAATACCGGACACAAAATGGTATCCCTGAAACACCGGATGCGTATCTTGCCGATTTGCCGCAAGGCTTGGTGATTGGCGAAAACGAAAAGCCGCTCGTCGATAGCTTTGCGAAATACATGCACGAGCAGAATGCGCCGAAGTCATTGGTACAGGCGGCTATCGCATGGAATCAGCAACAAACGGAAGAGGCGCAGTCGCGGCTTTACGAAGCCAATACGCGCGCGCAACAGGCCGCAGAGGACGAATTGCGCGCGGAGTATGGCAACGAATATCGCGGCAATATCAATGCCATTAAATCGTTGCTCTCAACTGCTCCTAGCGGCGTTTCGGATTTAATTAGCACGGCTGTCGGCCCCGATGGGGTGATGCTGTTAAACAATCCTGCTATCGCCAGATGGCTTGTCAATCTCTCTCGCGAAATCAACCCAATGGCAACGCTTACGCCTGCAGGCAATGGCGGCGGCATCGATGTGGCTGCGCGTAAAGCCGAGCTGACTAAGATGGCAGGTGATCGCTCTAGCGATTACTGGAAAGGCGCCAATGCTCAGCAGTTGCAAGATGAGATGGCGCAGATCCTTGCCTATGAGCAAAAGAATCAAAAGTAAATCCGCGAATCGTTCAGGACAACCCGTCCGGCCCCTGATAGCACTCGCATAAACCACCGCAATAGCACTACGGCCCCCGATTAAAGCGAATGGCCCCTCTTCACTGAGGACAACCCGTTATTGCTTGATGACGGACAACCCGTCGGCGCGGAAACCATCCCGTAAACCGATGAGGAAATCATCATGGCATACACTCAAACCCAATACCGCACCGAATTCGTTGCGGCGTTCGAGCAAAACAAATCGTTAGTTCTTCCCACTGTCACGCAAGAAGCACAGATCAAAGGCAACCAGGCAGTCTTTCTGGTCGCTGGATCTGGCGGCAACCGCGCGGTAACTCGAGGCGCTAACGGCCGTATTCCGGCATCCAACACCAGCCGCACGCAATACACCGCGACGCTGGCTGAAAAGCACGATAAGCGCGAGCAAACCAATTACGACATTTTCTCGTCGCAATCGGATACGCGCCGAATCATGCAGGATGCAGCTATTGCCGTTATCAACCGCGAGATGGATCAGGACATCATCACTGAGTTGAATACCGGCACGCAGGACACTGGTGCTGCAACCACGGCATCGCTGAGTATGGCGATGTATGGTCTGACCATTCTCGGCAATAACGCCGTACCGCTCGACGGCAATATCTCTGCGCTCATCACGCCGGCGTTTTATGCCTACCTGATGCAAACCAAGGAGTTTGCCAACGTCGATTACGTCAACAACAAGCCTTTCGCCGACACCATGACTCAGTTCCGCTGGGCTGGTGTCAACTGGATCGTGCATCCGAATTTGCCGGGTGCTGCAACCACTGCGGAGAAATGCTTTATGTATCACAAGACCGCGATTGGTTATGCGCTTGATACAGCAGGCATTCAGACCGCCATCGGTTACAACGAGGAAGACGATTATTCATTTGCTCGTGCGACCTATTACGGCGGCGCCAAGCTGTTGCAAAACACGGGCGTTGTTGTTCTTAACCACGATGGCAGTTCGTTCGCGGCTCAATAAATCATGATGCGAACTTAACGCCACAGTAATCGCCCCTTCACCGGGGCGTTTTCATTTTTGGAGAACTATCATGGCTTATGCAACAACCAACCCTCCGCAACTTGTTACCAAAGGCATCGGCTACGGCGCTCCGCAGAAGTGGACATATACGTCCACCGATGCAATGGCCACTGTCGACGGCTCTGGTTACATCACCAACGGCGGCGCGCTCGGTATGCGCGTTGGCGACATCGTTGAAGTTAACGACACCACCAACGGCATCACCAGCACGCACCGCGTTATCACGGTCAGCTCGACGTATCCAGGCGCTGTTGATTTGGGTAACGGCACTACCATTGGCACCGCGACGAACTCGGATTAAAGATTCTTCGCTGCTTTGGGGGATTTCGGTCCCCCCGTTTTGCATTTCAACTAACAAAAAGGTGATTTATGACAGCGAACAATTTCAATCCGCAAGATGGTATTACGGAAGAGACTAAAAGCGATGCACCGAAATTTGTTCGGCCGGTTGCGCCGCGTCGAGCCTTGGAGGCAAATTTTCAACAAGCCGAATTTAAGCGCACGGTTTGGCACCTTCAATTGCGCGAAGGTGAATCGAGAGAGGATATTTTGCGCCCCGATTTTTGGACGCATATTCGCTCTCGAGTAAAGCAGAACGACCATATCGAAATCACGCATGAGCATGCCAATTATTTTGCGGAGCTCATTGTGATTGCCAGCGACTCGATTGGTTTGCGTGTTGCTTTTTTGCGCGAGCTGGACTTATCGAAACTGGAGAGCTCATCCGTTGATGAGGGTGACTACATGGTGAAATTCCGTGGACCTCGCAAGTTCTCCATTATCCGCCGCTCGGACAATGTGGTGATCGAAGAAAATATCGCGACTGAAGGCATGGCAAAACAACGCCTGCGTGATATGTCGGGCGACCATGCAGCATGAGCAGCACTCAGCTGGGCTTGTATAACGCAGCGCTGCGCGCAGTCGGAGAACGCCGGCTTGCATCGCTCACAGAAAACCGTGAGCCGCGGCGCCTGCTAGATGAGATATGGAATGACGATGCCATTGAGGCTTGTCTTGAGATGGGGCAATGGAAGTTTGCTTGCCGCATATCGTCGTTAACGTATTCACCATCGATCGAGCCCGATTTTGGCTATCGGTATGCGTTCGACAAGCCTGCTGACCACATTCGAACCGTTGCATTTTGTCGTGACGAGTATTTCAAGACTCCGCTAATCGAATATAACCAGTCCGCCAATTATTGGTTTTGCGATCTGCAGGCGGTGTATGTGCAATACGTTTCCAGCGATAGTGCGTACGGCGGCGATTTATCGTTGTGGCCAAAATCATTCGATACGCTGGTGGCTGCATTTTTAGCGCGCGATCTTGGCCGGCGAATGAAAAACGGTAGCGATCAGGCGGTATTAAAGAAAGAATTCGACGACGCGCTGACAGAGGCTAAATCGCTATGCGCAATGGAGGGGCCGACTCAATTTCCGGCTGCTGGATCATGGGTTCAGTCGCGCTCTAATGGCCGATTCGGTCGCGGGAATCGTTGCTAATGCCGTCTGCAAATGTTCCTTTGCAGGCCTTTAATCGAGGCCGTGTAAGCCGGCTAGCTTTAGCGCGCACCGACATCGACCGCATAGCACTATCGTCAGAAATCCAGACAAATTGGATGCCTCGCGTGCTCGGGTCAATGATGCTGCGCCCCGGTCTTGAATATATTACGTCGACATACAATAACGCCAAGGCAAGATTTATTCCGTTCATATTTTCATCGACGGATGTCGCACTGCTGGAGTTTACAGATAGCGCATTGCGAGTGTTGGTCGATGAACAGCCGATTACGCGGGTTTCCGTATCGACCGCGGTTGCCAATGGCTCGTTTGATAGCAATTTATCATCATGGACCGATTCCGATGAGGCCGGCGCGACATCAAGCTGGGCAACTGGCGGATATATGTCGCTGGTAGGAACTGGTTTTAATGCCGCGATACGCGATCAAACGTTAACGGTTTCTGGTGGCGACCAAAACAAAGAGCATGCGCTGCGCATTGTTGTATCTCGAGGGCCGGTTTTACTTCGCGTCGGGTCTACCTCTGGCAACGATGACTATATCAGCGAAACATCGCTTGGCACCGGCACACACTCTCTGGCATTTACACCGACAGGCGCATCGGTATACGTCCGATTCTTGAGCCGATCGAAGTCAGCAAAGCTGATCGATTCCGTTGCCATCGAAAGTGCAGGCGTGATGATACTCGCGACGCCGTGGACAGAGTCTGATCTGTCATTGCTACGCACCGATGAATCTGCGGACATTGTGTATATCGCCTGTTATGGTCATCGGCAGAGGAAAATAGAAAGACGCGCAACGCGATCATGGTCGATCGTTAACTTCGATCCAGAAGATGGGCCGTTTCGCACGATTAACACATCGAAAATCGTGCTTACACCATCGGCAACATCTGGCGATATCACGCTGACTGCATCGGCTGCATTCTTCAAGCCGACTAATGTTGAGTCGTTATTTCGCATCGAATCATCTGGCCAGCTCGTCACCAGCTCGTTGGCAGGCGATGACCAATACACCGATCCAATCCGCGTGAATGGCGTTTCATCATCGCGCAATTTTACGTTAACGATTACCGGAACATGGGTTGCAACATTGCAATTGCAGCGCTCTATCGGTGATGTTGGCTCCTGGACTGATTGCCCAGGATTCACTTATACAGGGAATATTTCTGGCGGAATTAATGACACGCTGGACAACCAGATTATCTATTACCGAGTGGGCATAAAGACGGGAAATTATACGTCTGGAACTGCTGTTGTATCGCTTGAATTTGCCGGCGGCAGCATTGCGGGAATTGCCAAGGTAACTGCCTACACATCACCGACACAGGTTTCTGCGCAAGTGTTGAAGGATTTAGGTGGTGTCGGTGGCACCGAAAACTGGTACGAGGGCGCATGGTCAGATCGCCGCGGCTATCCTTCGAGTGTATGCCTATACGATGGGCGGCTCTGGTGGGCAGGTAAAGATAAAATATTTGGATCGGTATCTGATTCATTTGAAAGTTACGATGACACTGTCGAGGGCGATTCCGGGCCGATTTCGCGAAGCATTGGATCGGGGCCGGTAGACAATATTAACTGGCTGTTGCCACTCAATCGATTGTTGCTTGGAACCTCGAGTGCTGAAAAATCATGCCGATCGTCGTCGCTCGACGAGCCATTATCGCCGACTAATTTTAACATCAAGACGCCATCCACTCAGGGGTCGGCAAAAATCAGTCCGTTGGTTGTCGACGATCATGGATTTTTTGTACAGAAATCCGGCCGCCGACTTTTTCAATTAACAGTCAGCTCCGACGTTTACAATTACGATTACCAGTCAATCGACGCCACAATGCTATGCCCCGAGATCGGTGCTTCTGGTTTCGTTGCGCTTGGCGCGCAGCGTCAGCCAGATACGCGCATACACGGTATTCTTGGGGATGGGACCGTTGCCATATTGATTTTTGATCCCGTGGAAAAAGCAATGTGCTGGGTCGATTTCGAAACGAATGGTGTCGTTGAGGATGTTGTCGTGCTGCCAGGCATCGAAGAAGACCAAGTTTATTATTCGATAAAACGAACGATTAATGGCTCAACTGTGCGCTACCTTGAAAAGTGGGCACGTGAAAGCGAGTGTATTGGCGGCACGATAAGCAAGCTGGCCGACTCGCATGTTGTTTATTCTGGCGTAGCAACAACCTCAATCACCGGGCTTGATCATCTGGAGGGTGAGACGGTTATTGTATGGGGCGATGGTGCAGATCTCGGCACCAAAACGGTAAGCGGTGGTGCAATTACGCTTGATTCAGCCGTCAGCAATTGCGTTGTCGGCCTTTACTATGAGGCCAGATTCAAGAGCACAAAGCTAGCTTTTGCGGCCGGTATGGGAACGGGCCTAGCTCAACGCAAACGCGTGAATTCGCTTGCGGTCATCATGCTCAATACACACGCACAAGGGCTAAAATACGGTCCTGATTTCGATAACTTGGACGATCTTCCCATGGAGGAGGGCGGAGAAATTATCGATTCAAATTACGTGTGGGATACCTATGACAAAGAAGCATTTGAATTTCCCGGAACATGGGATACAGATTCGCGCCTTTGTTTATTCGCCGCCGCTCCACGCAGCGTAACGCTATGCGCAGCAATCATTGATGTCGCAACCAAAGATAAAGGTTGAGTGGGCCACGGCTGCCGACATTCAATCGTTTTATGAGCGGCAGTTGCCCTATACAATTCGCGCTATCGCTTTGAAAATAGATGGAGAGATCGTTGCGATGGGCGGCGTTTATTCGGCAAATGTGCCGTTAGCCGTCATGGATTTTCGTGGCGGAATTCCCAAAAAATCAATTTGGCGTGCCACGCGCGAAGCCATCCTAAAAATATTTGAACGATACCCTGCCGTGTATGCGCGCCGCGATCCAGCTATTCCATCATCGGCGCGTTATCTCGAGAAAATTGGGTTTGTTCCTGTCGACGATACTGATGAGGTGTTTGTATGGCTGCGGCCATCCCATTCATAGTGATTGCAGCAAGCACTCTGCTGTCGGCATCCAGTCAAGCGAGCGCAGGAGCGCAGGCTCAAGGCAATGCTAATTTTAGAGCCGGACAATTAAATCAAGAGGCTAATGCCACGGAAGCTGCATCACAGCGCACTGCCAGTGAGCAGCGCAGACAGGCGGGTATTATCAATTCTCGTGTACAGGCTTTAGCGGCTGGCTCTGGCGCCAGCGCAACCGACCCAACGGTTCTCAACATCGAAGGCAATATTGCGAAGGAGGGCGAATACAACGCATTAACCGCGCTCTATAACGGCGATACGCAAGCGGGATCGATGCGCGCCGAAGCTGTCAATGTGCAAAAATCGGGCGCCAACGCAGCATCTGCCGGCAGCATGAATGCCTTTTCAACAATCCTGAGTAGAGGATCGTCCCTCTACGATAAATATTCTGCGCGCACTCGCGCACCAACTGCTTCAACGGGCTGATCATGCCAACACTTCCAGATGCGTCATCGCTAGGCCGGCGTCCAACGCCTCAGCCTTCGCTCAGCATTGTTAGCGGGGTAGACGATCCTCGCAACCAGGCATTGCAGAATGTTGCACAAGGTATCGGCGATGTCGGTCAGGCGATGCTCAATCGGCAGGACCGCCAAGATGAGCTCAGCTATGCCAATGCGAAATCGCAATTTCTGCAGACCAAGGTTCAGCTCGATCAACAATTTAAAAATGACCAGGATTTTGCGACTGCGCCGCAGCGGTATCAGGAGGCAATTACCAAGGCGCAGCAGGATGCAGCCAATAGTATTGGGAGCGCGAGATACCGTTCAGAATTTGACAATGAGTCCGGTCTGCATGTGCGGCAGGGATTAGCATCAATCAATGAAATGGCATTCAAGAATAAATCGGATGCAGAAATTGGCAACACGCTTAATCTGGTCACGACTAATCGAGAAGCAGCCATTAAGGCGCCCGATGATGCTACGCGAATCGGGCTGCTAAATGCCTCGCGCGAATCAATCTATGCGCTGGCAAAAAATGGTTATATCTCTGATGCCAAAGCCACTGAATTAAGCAAAAAAACCGCGCAGGATTATGCCGAGGCATCGATTAATGCATTGCCTCTTGACCAGCAAATAAAGCGGCTACGCGATACGACGCCAGGCACCGCAGCAGACTTCATACCATCCGATAAGCGCAACGAAATGTTGTTGCGTTCGCAGCGTGAATATCAAGCGCAGCAAGACAGGCTGCGTATTCTTGCCAATCAAGAACGCGCGCAATTTCGCGAGGATTTGTCGTATCGCGTGCAGGATGCACAGGCAGCCTACTTATCCGGCCAAGATGCCCCTGATGCACCGACACGTGTGGACTTTTACAAGGCATTTGATCCGGATCATGCCGAGCGCCAATGGCAGAACTTCCAAACAATTCAGAATGCGGGAGGTGCGATTAAAAATTTGTACACCGCATCTCCGCAAGAGCGTGCTGATATTTTGAATCAGCATACGCCGGTACCTGGAGATGGGTTTGCAGAAAATGAAAAAATGTACAGCTTGCTCAGCGAAATCAATTCGCGCATAACGGCGCAACAGAAGTCGGACCCGGCCGCCTATGTAGCCAAGTACAATCCACAAATTGCTCAATCATTTCAGGCTGCAATGAACGGCGATTCGCAGGCTGCGAAACAATATGCCATTGCGACAGTAGCCGAACAAAAACGATTGGGGATAACGCAACCTGACATATTGCCAAAGCAGATTGCTGCGCAGATCGCTGCGCAATTCTACGATCAGAAAGAAGGCGGTCAGGATTCGGCAAAATTAATGAATAGCCTGCAACAACAATGGGGCGCGATATTTCCGCAGATTTATCAGCAATTATCGGAAGACGATAAATTGCCGGCCGCTGCGTTCGTTATTCCAAATATGTCAGATGATGGCGCAAAGGATCGGTTAGCGCGCTGGTCGCTCGTAGAAGATAAAACATTCGAGTCTAGGCTTGGCGATACAAAAACCAAAGATATTAAAACGAACTTGCAGCAACAGCTTGGTTCGTTCTGGAATAGCCTTTCCGTCCAAAATGGCGGCGAGCAGATTTACAACAAATTTGAATCACAAGCCTACAAACTTGCATTGGGATATGTGGCGAATGGTAAGAGTGCGTCCGATGCAGCGACGCAGGCAGCAACTGAAGTAATTAATCACAATTACAGTTTTGGCCCTACCTATCGTGTTCCAGTTGCCGAGATACCTGATCAAGTCATGCAAGGTGTCGCCACAACTACTGAAGAGTTGTCGAAATTAGATATTGCGCCATTCCCATCGCGTCTCGGTCTCAATACAGAGCAAGCGAAAAAAGCGACGCTCGACATCATTACTCATAACCCAGTATGGGTAACTAATGGCGATGAAAGCGGATTGACGCTGTATGCGAAAGGCAACAATGGATTGAATATGGTTCGAGACAGCAATGGTAAGCCAATCCAGCTTACCTGGGAGCAATTGCGCGCTAGAAGCGCCCAAAAGTCAGCTCCATCGGATATGAGCGCTCCTGGCAGTAGTGGCGCATTATGACGATTTACACTGAAGGCTCTATCGGTGCTGAGCAACCGACTTTGGAGGACTTTCCATCATCAACCGGTGAATCATTATCAGCTGCAGCGCAAGCGGCATGGGAAGGAAACCCATCGGTTGTAGTTAAAGATGCTGCCAATTTATATGAAGCCAATACCGGAAAAAGCCTTGCTCCTTCGCCTTCGCATGTTGCCTTATTTGGGCTTCCTGGTGCTGCGTACGATTTTTATAAAACGCTACAGGCACCTGATACCACCCAAAAAGTTGAGCGCACGGCAGCAGAACAACAAATTAAAGATGCTGGTGTTGATTTAAAGATTCCCGATTCTGGTTATTCGCAAGCTGCGCTCGATATTTTAATTAAACGCAAGCGCGACAATATGGCGCTGCAAGATGCAATGGCGCGTGCTCCTGGCGGGGTCGTGAATAGTAGCGCACGTTTCCTTGCGCAGATTGCCGCGAGCCTTGCCGATCCAACCAATATTGCAATCTCATTTATTCCAGTTGTAGGCGAGGCCAAATATGCAGAAATGTTGGCTAATGCCAGCGGTGCATTTGGCCGAACCGTTGTGCGTGCCGGTGTCGGCGCAGCAGAAGGGGCCGCAGGTTCTGCATTGATTGAGCCAGTTATTTACGGTGGACGCACACAGTTACAAGACGATTATTCAATGGCTGATAGCCTTGAAAACATCGCGTTCGGCGGCGTATTCGGTGGTGGGCTGCATGCGGTCGGTGGTGGTTTGGCGGAATCCATACGCTCTGCTCGCGGACTGCCGCAGTCATGGGGGCGTACCGCGGCGAATGAGTCTTCGATTGCGGCTGCTAATGGGAATGCAGCACTATCAGGAACAATGCCGCCGTCTGAACCAGCGCCGCGCCGTCTAAGTGATGAAGCACTCGCCATAAGCCAACAGATAGACCGCGGTGCCTATACTGCCGAGCAGTTCGGCAAACTCTACGATGAGAACCCGGCACTCGCTAAAGAAATCGTTGCATTCCGCACTGGCGATCGCCCTAGCATCGAGCCAGCGCCATTTTATCGCGCAATCTCTATTGAGTCAGCGCGTGCGCAAGCCATCAAAGAATTATCCCCAGAGATTCGCGCACAGCTCACTGCCGATGCCGGTAATCTCGCCGATAAAGGCGTAATCGCCGACCTCAAAGCACAGCAGTTGGTGACCCAGGCTGAGCTAGATCGTTTGCGTGAGCAACCACAAGTCGTATTCAAGGAGACAGCCAAGGATCTGCAATCGACGGGATTAACGCGCAAGGAAGCCGAATCAAAAGCGCGCCAGCAATTGGCGGATCGCGAAGCTGAGTTAAATGCGAAAAAAGAAGCCATTGGCCAGCAGATTGAAACCAATGCAAAAGCGCAGCAAGCCGCACAAGCCATTGCGCAATTAGATAGGGGAGGAATACCCGACCAGTTTATCCAGCAAGTCGATGCGCGCGCTCAGCAAATTATTGGCAAAGCCAATCTGCGCGAAGCGATTGCTTTGCCTCCAGAAATATCGGCGCGCTTTGCTGTATCCAATGCCGATCCTGAATTGCGTCGCGCGGCATTGAGCGCAGCAGTTACGCAGGCTGCACAAGGCAAGCTGCCCGATGTAAATGACATTATCCAAATGAAAACGGCCGATCCTAAAACAGTCAACAACCTTTCTGAAATGGCGCAGCGTGCAGCTCGACCAGAGGCATCGGCAACGTCAGATTTTTCAGCTGCAGATTCAGCTATCCAGCGCTACAAGACTTTACCCAAAGACGCTAATTACCAAGCGGCCGAATCCGAGATGACAAAAGCAATCGATCGATTGATGGAATCGCAAAAAAACTTAGAGCAATCGGGTTTGAAATCCATCGATATAGATGCCGAATTAAAGCCTTTCGATGACGCCATAAAAACCGCCGATGAATATGGCAATGCGCTGCGCGCAGCTGCTTTGTGTGGTATCCGGTCATGAGCGCGCAAGATTGTATCGATACCATTCAGAAAGCGGCCGGTCGAGAGCTATCAGATGAAGAGTTGAATGATCTATTAACCGCGCTTCAATTGCGTCAAAAATACATTCAGGCCAAGGGTCTCATTGTCGATTCGGCGGAGGCGGCACTACAAGCAGCCAATGAAGTCGCGAATAACATCAAGATGGCGGCAGTAATTGAGAAACGAAATGCGGCGATCAATCTTACGAAGCGCGTCGAAAAGGTGGCGTGGATTCAAAAGAATTTCGGCAATAACGTCGCCGAAGGATTGGAGGCAATGTTAGTTGGCGTCAATCGCGCCAAGCAAGGTGCCCGCGAAGGCGCTGCGCAAATCCAGTCGATGATCAAACAAACCTATCTTGCCGGGCTCTCTGCCGATTTGGATCGCTCTGGCCATATGGCGCTGTTCGCATCGGGCGCTATGGACCGCGATGTTGCGCGTGCGCTATGGGTCATCGGTAAGGATACTGAGGCCGCTGATCATGCCAAACTTCCAGCCGAGGCAGTCGAGATCGCCAAAGTGATCAACAAGTGGCAGGAAGTTTCTCGAGTCGATGCTAATGAGGCCGGCGCATGGATTGGCAAACAGGATGGCTATATCGTTCGCCAAACCCATGACTCCGAAAAGATTCGGGGAAAAGGTACAGATGCAGATTTCGAGGCATGGAAGGGAGTAGCCATGAAGTCTTTCGATCTGCAGCGTATGCAGGTCGAAAATGGCTTTACTGATGTTGAAAAAATGCTTCGCGCCACATGGATAAACCTAGCCTCCGGCAATCATCTTAAAGCCGTTCCTGAACGCGAGATATCCGGCTTCAAGGGCTCAGCCAATCTCGCCAAGAAAATCAGCCAAGATCGCATTATTCAATTCAAGGACGCCGACAGTTGGTATAACTATAACCAGCAATACGGCGTGCGCAATTTGCGCGAAGCGGTTGTCTCTGGATTGACGCATTCAGCGGATTCGATTGGATTAATGCGTCAGCTGGGAACCAATCCGCAGGCTATGTACGACACCATAAAAAATGATTTGATTATTGCCGCTAAAGAAGCGGGAAAGGTTGAAGTTCCCGATCAAGTCAACAAACGCCGCGAACAGCTTGATAACTACATGAAAGCAGTCGATGGATCGATGAATATCCCCGGCAATGCCTTATTCGCTCGGGCATCAGCAAATATCCGTGCATGGAAAATGATGTCGAGCCTAGGGTCAATGGTTTTTTCTCAGCTCAATGATCTAGCGGTGTATGCATCTGGAACACGCTACCAAGGCCGCGGCATGATGTCGGGAATGGCCGAAGCGATTGCAGGGCTTGGTCGTTCATTGAAGCCTATCGAGCGGCGTGAATTAATATCCATGCTTGGCGTGACGATCGACAATGCAATTGGCGAGCTTGGCCGCGTCGATTCGTTTACTCGCCCAGGAACCTTCGCCAAAGCTCAGCAATTGTTCATGAAGCTCAACCTTGGTGAATGGTGGGTATCGCATATGCGTGCCTCGGCAGCGCTAGGTATGGCGCATGACATGGCCAATCAGGCGGGAAAGGCGTGGGGCGCGCTCAGTACTGATTTCCAGCGCGTACTTTCGACGTACGATATTACGCCAGAACGATGGGATGCGATTCGATCCTCCGAAATCAAATCGGTGGAAGGCAAGGGCTACATCGTTCCGGAAAACGTTACCGACAAAATCGCTGCGGACAAGCTGCGTACATACCTAACCGATCAAACACAGTTTCTTGCGCTCGAACCCGATGCAAAAACTCGTGCGATTTTGTTGCGCGGTACTCAGCCTGGGACAAAATTAGGCGAGGCAGCGCGCTTCATGATGCAGTTCAAGTCTTTTACTGGCGCGTACATGCAAAAGATCCTCGGTCGCGAGCTGTACGGCCGCGGATATGAGGGAGATAGCCTTGTTGGCGCATTGCGCAATGGTAATGGTGAACTGCAAGGACTCGCACAGCTGATTATTACATCAACGATCATGGGCTATGCGTCACTGCAACTAAAGGCTCTGGCAAAGGGCCAGAAACTGGAGCAGCCAAAAAGCCAAGGAGAAGCCTCTCAGCAATTTCTTGCGGCGATGTTGCAGGGTGGCGGTATGGGAATCTATGGAGATTTTCTATTCGGTCAGGCTAGTCGATTTGGCGGTGGATTGCTGGAGACTCTGGCCGGTCCTGTTCCTAGTGAGGCGGCACGCATCATCGATTTATACCATAAGGCGTTACAGGATTCACAGGAGAAAGGCCCGACCGAAGCATTGCGACGAGCAGGATCCAATGCCTTTCGCGAAGGCATTAACAACACGCCATTCATCAATTTATTTTATTCACGAATTGCCCTCGATTATCTGATGTTTTACCGAATTCAGGAAAACATGAATCCTGGTTATTTGCAGCGAGTCGAGGCGAATTCAAAACAGCAGCAGCGTGCGTATATTGTTCCGCCGAGTTCAGTAATTCATTAAATCATATCCATATGGCATTAACTTGAATGCATATGGATAGCGCGTATAAATCATATCCGCAGCAGTAATGACATTTGCCACACACGAGAAAATCAAAATGCGCTTTTGCCATAAGGCATCGACATTCTTTTCGGCATAAGCCAAACCAACGGCAAAGATAATGCAAATTATTGCCATGTTTACCTCGTCACTGATTAGTACTTAACCACAGCGCTAAGCAATTCTCACAAACCGCCTACGGGCGGTTTTTTATTGCCCGGAGTTTTTATGCCAAGCACGCAATCTGATGCTATCGATGGGTTATCAACTAGTGTCGCCATTAAAGCGCCATGTAAATACACGACATCGGCCAATGTCATTCTGTCGGGCCTTGCTATTCAGGGCGGCGGTGCGTGGGTTGCTGAATTAACTGCAGGCGATCGCATTTTTGTCCAGCATCAATCCAACGGCGTTGATAATGGTATCTGGATTGCGGGCTCTGGAACATGGCAGAGAGCAAAAGACTTCGATGGGGCCAGGGATGCTGTACATGGGACATTAATCTCTGTTTATGGTGTTGGCGAAGGCACATATTCTATTTACAAGCTGGATACGGACAACCCTATATTAATCGGGACAACGGCGCTAAGTTTTTCGGCAGCAACTGATTTTGCTCTTGCAGCGAATCTGGCCAATACCTCTAATCCCGCATTAGGGGATGCTTTAATCGGTGTCCATCGCACTGGAACGGGAGCTGTTGCTCAATCCCTGCATAATTGGATCGAGACGCGGGTATATAACATCATGGATTTTATTGATCCATTGTCACCGCCCACAGACTGGACTGTTGCTATTAATCTTGCCTATACGCGCATCCCGTCCACCGGTGGCATATTGGAATTTCCCGAAGGAGATTTTGCCTTTGGAACCGCCCTAAGCTTCACCAACGCAAAACCATTGATCATCAGTGGCCAGGGGGAATTTGCCACGCGACTAAGGCCCACTTTCGCAGCGGGGAATGCGCTGACGGTGAATGGTCCGGCCCTATTCGGGATGAAAGACCTGCGGATCGTTCCTACAGTGGCGAGAACCAATGGCACCTATGATCTTTATTGTCAGAATATGGAAACCTGTGTTTTATCCAATCTGTATTTAGATAACGATACCGGTGGTCTCATTAAAGTTGAAACATGTAATTTTCTTCAAATGGATAACGTAAGAGGGGAGTCGGGTGATGCCTCTTCGAACACAGGGGATACCTGCCTGCGGTTAAAATCGGTGGGAGGCTGTGTTGATAATACGATTATGCGAACCCTAGCCCCCAGTGGAACGTATTCAAATGGTCCCTCGCTATTCATTAGTGGTCCGCTTACATCGTTAAGAATTGGTGGCACCTGTGCGTTTTCTGGCGGCGGCCCTCGATCTAAATTTAATGTATCTGGCATTGTGTCGACGGGAGCTAATTTTACGGTCACCACTTCAATCGCGCATGATTTCCAGGCGGGTGATTTTTTGGTGCTTCGTGGCTGTACTCCAACTGCGTATAATAAATTATGGCGAATTGCCTCGGTCGGCAGTTCTACCCTTGTTGTGACCAGTACGGCCAATCCTGGCCCTACCTCAGTCAATGGCACGGCGGAATCAATAACGGCCTGTGCACTCATCTCGAATGAAGATGGGGCCTGCAATGAATCGAGCATTGCAGGCGGGGTTTTGTTTGAGGCCATGCAAACCAATTTATATGGAACGGTTGGACTGTATTTCGATGGCCGCCGAGGCACAGCCGGTGCTCGGTATGCGATGCAGGGCTGGAATATTACGGGTAATTATTATGATTTCGGCTGTATGGGGGTTCTGTTAAGCGGTGCGGCGGCTACTGCGTCAAACGATCCAACCTTGTTTGGTTTTGATGTCGACGGCACCTACGAATCCATTACGCGCGGCATCCATATTGATCAAGCCTGCGGCATCACAATTGGACGAGTGAGGGGCATCGCCAATCAATCTTCGGCTAACGACAATTTAAGCAACAGTTCTGCTATTTATATTTATGCCGGTCCCTCCGCGCCATTTTCGCAAGGGATTACGATCAATGGCTCAAACATAGGGCAGGTACGCTCATGGTACACCGGGCATGGCGGCAGATGTTACTCCAACGGAATAACGCTTGACAGCCCTGGTATTGATGATTTAACCATCACTGGCGCGACAGTGTATGGCAGTGGCAGTGCTATTTCCGATGTTAATGGAGCCGTTGTTACTGCTCAGCGCTGGAAGATAAGAAATAACACCTTGGCCAGCGGGGCATGGCCTATCAGTAATTCGACCATCATCCCGCAAATTGCTTCTGCCACGAACATTAATATCGATCCTTTCAAAGATGTTCAAAAAATCACCGGTACGACCAATATCCAAGGTATAGCGCCCGGGTGGTTTGGCAAGGAAGTCACCTTAATATTTACCGGCGCATTGAATCTGATATCTGGAGGAAATATAGCGGTGACTGCTAATTATGTGGTAGCAGCGGGGACTGCTGTTAATTTATACAATGATGGTACTAGCTGGTACGTGCGGTAAATTAGCTATAAGGAGCACGGGGTGAAGAATGAGGGCGATGCGGTGAGGGACGATGCACAGGATGATTTCTTTGCGCACTTGCGCAGGAAAGATGCGGAGATCGCGGCTATTCGGGGTCGCAGGGGCCGTAGAATCAATCGAGTGATGAAATAGATCACCATCATCATCGCGCCCGTAGTCACTGCTGGCGCGATGTTAAAAGACTTCATTGCTGCCATTTCATATGGGTATCGGCATTCGCTGGTCCGGTAAAAATTCCACAAAGCGCGAATTTCTTCAGTGCTACATCGGCTGGAAACTCAATTGATTTTTTTCTGCGGTATTTCGTGTGCAATCCGATGTGAGTGCGGCGGAGGGTTTTACCGCACCAAATCCCAATCTCTAGCAAGGGTGGTTCGACGGTCCGAAATGAGCGATTCGAGCTTTGTAAAATGCCTGGCCTTTCTCACGTCGTCAGTGATCGAAGGCGGCTACAGCAGCGATCCAAAAGATCCTGGAAATTGGACGAGCGGTGTCGCCGGCGTCGGCGAAATGAAGGGAACAAAATACGGAATATCCGCCGCCAGCTATCCCGATCTCGACATTAAAAATCTCACGCTCGATAAAGTCGGGCCGCTTTACCGAAATGATTTTTGGGTACCAGCATCGTGCGGCGCGTTATCCGCCGGTGTCGACGCGATGATGTTCGATGCTGCGGTCAATCAGGGCGTCAAGGCCGCGAAAATCATGCTGCAGCGGGCCTGCCATGTTTTCGTTGATGAAGAGATCGGGCCAAAGACATTACTGGCCGCGCAGTCGTTGAGCACGTTGCGCGATCTTGCCGTTGAGCGACAACTTCGCTATGCGCACTCGAAAAATTTCGATGTGTACGGTGATGGATGGTTGACGCGCGTCATGCGTGTTTATGAATTTGCGAGAGGGTTGCAGTCATGAATCTCAAAGATCGGTTACGCGCTGGCGCGAATTTCATCCTCGATCGTATGAAGGAGCCAAGCACATGGCAGGGTGTCGGTTTCGTGGTCACGCTCTGCGGTGCCAAATGGGGTGTAGGCGTGGACTGGGGTCAGGCTGCGGCAATGGGCGGCATCGTGAGCGCTTTCCTGAAAGCGACGATTCCGGATGTGCTGGGTGAAAAAAATGCCGCTCCTTAATTTTCTGTCGCCCTACAAAACCATGATCGAGATCGCGGCATTTGTTGCTGCGCTGGCATTCGTGTCGATCGAAATTCACCGCTTTATGGATCACCAGCAAGACATCGGTTATCAGCGCGCCGTCGCTGAATATCAGGCGAAGCAAATAGCCGCAGACAAAGCCAATGCCAAGATCGAAGCCGCACTGAAAAAACAAGCCGAGGACGCACAAAATGCTGCAAATAACCGCGAGGCATCTATTCAGGCCGCTAGCGCTGCTACTGTCGCTCTTTCAAACAGCCTGCGCGACACACTCACCAGTATCCGCGCAGGCGTGCCCACAGCCACCATCAATGCCCTACGTACGACAACCATTGCCCTTGGGGACGTTTTTGCAGAGTGCCAAGACCGACGCCGAAGCGTGGCAGAAGAAGCTGAACGGCTTAACAGCGAAAAACGCACCCTGATTGAAGCCTGGCCGAAAAGCGATGGACGGTGAATCGCGCTGCCATCCCTGCATTGCTGCCGGCCGGCGCATAACGGCGGAAATGGCCAAAGAGATCGACAATATCAAACGCAAGCGAACCGAAGAGGCTTTAAAACATGCAGCATATATTCAGAATATTGTTATTGATCGGCGTCGCCAGTAGCGCGCACGCAATTACGGCACCCGCAGTTACGTCGGCAGCGCTTTGCGGCGTTCATATCGCTTGGAATTTGCCATCGACTCGAAGTGACACGGCGAAAACGCCTCTGCCGATTTCGGAGCTGAAGGAATCCAGGCTCTACATAGCATCGCTGTCCGCATTTATTGCAGTGCCGGCTCCAGCAACAACCTACGATTACATTATTGCTCCCGGTGCGAGCACGGCTCCGGCGGACGCTGTCGCGGTAACTGCGGTGGATTCGGCTGGTGCGGAATCTGCCAGCACAGCGCCTGTGGCATTCCCGGTTATCAGCTGCCCAAAGTCACGACCCGCTGCACCCGCTGGGCTTACAATCACTACGGTCAAGTAGTGTGTACGAGCCCGAGGTAGCGGCGGGGCCGCTTGCCGCAGCGATAAACAGCGGCGTCGCGCGCTAGTCCTCTCGATCCGATTGTTTCGTCTCAGGTTCTTTTGGCGGCCACTCCATATGGTTCAGCGTTTCGCCGGGACCACGATATGCGCCGGTATCGTCACGCTGTGGAGGGATATTGGTCGACTGAAAAACCGCGCGAATGTCGCGGGCGATGCGGGCGATGAAGTTGGAAATTGATGACATGTTGCGCTCCTTGGTTGATGGAGCGCACAGCCAAAAATTCCGCCAATCGTGTGTTTTACTGAGTATTTGTGAGTGGCCGCTTACGCTAAAGCCTTACTCGCTACACTCTGGCTAACACTGAAAGACACAGGAAACAGGTTCAAATCCTGCCGTCCCGACCATTTTTAACTATGCGCTTCAATAAGTTATAACATATTCAAGATTTGAAAAGCCAAATAAAAGCCAAAACGAGAAAAATTGCTAGGCGTAGGCAGGCAGTTTTGCCAGCTCTTTGGCGTCCGCTTTACCACTAATCCACTTCCCGTAAATCGTTGCAGTCATCGTCACCGAATGGCCGAGCTGCGCTGCCACGAAATTGATATTTGCCCCCGACATAAGCAACATGGTCGCGTATGTATGGCGGCAATTCTTCGCCGGCCGGTGGCGCATGCCGATCTTTTTTAGCACACGCGTGAATACATACCGCTGCGATTTCTCTGTTTTAAACCCCTCTCCTGATCGGCTCGATGCAAACACGCAGCCGCCTGCCAGGTAAGTAAGCGATTTAGCCACCTGCAGGGCGTGCAGGGCGCGCTCGTTAAGGGCAACATCCCTGGAGCGCGCATTCTTCGTTTGCGTGTTGAGACGCCCCTTTGACTGCGCTTTGGCGACGCGCGCATAAGCTTTGCGCAAATCAATATCCTCCCACCGCAGAGCGAGCGCCTCAGACGCGCGCATTCCGGTGAAGAACTCAAACTCAAAGTACGCCGCATGGATTGCTTCATCGGCGCGATATTGATCGTAGAGCGTCTTAATAATCAGCTCCGCCTCATCGCGCGTGAAAGGATCAACCGGCAGCTTTTGGTGTTTCATATTGCGCAGCTTATCGGCTGGATTTTTATCGATGATCTCATCGACGTGCGCCATTTCAAAAATGCCGCGCAATGGGATGAGCATATTGTTACGAGTTTTTGCGCTGGTCCATTCAATGCTATTCACATCCTTGCGCAATTCGCTGTAGGCGATCGAATCGATCTCGCGCTCGGCGTAGAGCGGCATCCAATACCGATTAATGGCCTTGCGGTATTCATCGCGAGTCGCTGCGCTGACCTCTATCGCATCAAGCCAATCCTGCGCAATGCGTCCGAACATTGGCGCAGTCCCCATTGTTTCAACGCGCTTGCTGTGCGGGAAATATTTTTTGTAGTCGCTCAGCGTGAAATTTTTGAATCTAATTCGCTGTGCTATTTCACTGCGTAGATTGCCGGCTCTTTCGATGTTTTTCGGTGTTGCCGGATACGCGTACGTTTCGCGGCACCGCTCGCCGTTCCAGCTGAAGCGGATGACGATTCGATCACCTTCGACCGAGACTCCATCAGGGAATTGCGTTGCTTTTCTACCCATGAATCCCACCCGCTGCGACTGTAAAAAATACGACCATTTTGCTTTACCCACACCTCACCTTCGGGAATCAGCCCTCGCTGCCTTTGTGCTTCGAGAGAGCGGGGTGACAACCCAACATCTTTGGCAAACTCTTTTTCTGTTACATGATCAACAGCGCGGACAGCTTCGCTCATCACAAAACCCTCAAGCTCATAAATGTATCAATTTTCTAAACTAACGAGAGCGGCATATATTTTCTGCGCTGTCGTTTCTTGCGATTAGGTGGCACAGGGATCGCTTTGTTGTAACGCGGTCGCAGCTGCTCGTAGTAATGCAGTTCGATCGCATCCATATCTTTCGCGTCCACTTCATGAATTACATACGCATCCCATTTTTTTCGCGGGTCAATGCGATGCGCCTGCAGCCTTGCGTAAACCGAAGTTGATTGGCCGACGTATACAACTTCGCCTTCATACAGCAGAAAGTAGATACAGGCTTTTGAAAGCGTGTTGATGTGCGCTGCGTTATCCAGCAAATCGGTCAGCACGTCCGCAGCCTCGGATATTTTGTAAAGACGCACTATTTTCGGCTGACCACTCATCACCCACCTCAACAAATATTCAAATGCGTTTGGTTGCTACTCACCCGATGCGGCGGCGATGGCTGCGTCGATAAACTCAATAGCCGGCGTGATGATTTCATCGTAAAATCTATCCATTGCTTCATGCCACCCGTAAGCCATTGCTTCATATCTGTCAGTGATGCAGCGTCTTCCAATCCGCACCCCATGCCTTGACTGTGATATTCAATACCATCCCATTCGAGAATTTCTTTTAATTGCTTTAACTGCCCAGCATCGCGCACAGTCTCAGCCTCCACGATGGGTGGGCAATCAGGGCAATCCACACCACCTTCATCTGGGCTGTAATAGCTCGGACCTCCTATTATTCCGTGGCCGTTACATGTTGCGCATTTGGAAGCCTCACCACCAACGACAGTGGGCGAGGGGGCGAGCATCCTTTCGACGACCGGTGTAAGTACCGTTCCGAGATTTTCATACTGATCGCCTTTGACTGTAAATGATTCCAATCCGTGCATAAGCTCTGCCGCTATTTCATTTGCCCAGTATTCCACGGCCTCCTGCCCACTCGGCTGCGGGGCTATGCTGCTTATTACAGGGGCATACCCTATTGAGTTCAGCTTCTCCATCACCGGTACAATTGCATCTTTATGCACGGTTAAAACTAACCCCGCGTAATCACTCATGCTCATTCCTCGCTGGCGCTAACTTGCGGCGCATTGGCAAAAATTCGCACATGTAGTTCATCCCTATCGCAATAGGGACAACCTTTTCCCACGTTTCGGCGTCGTCCATTAGCGTCTCATCGTTGCGATCAATAATTTCACCGCGCTTCAATAGGCGATAGGTGGTGCTAACTATTTCGCCCATCATTCATTCCTCGCTGGCTGGGGGTGCTATCACCACAAATCTTCACTGAATAAATATTTCTTTGGCTCTCCGATCGTCGGTTGCTTAATCTGTCGAACATGCAAAAACGCTTTGCGACGATTAAGAAAAACGCCCTTGTCGGTATAAAACCCCTGTTGCTCGCCGTTCGCTTCCAAGCCGATCTCGCCCGCCGTTTTTCCTGTAACCTCCGCGAAGTACCAAAAGCAATGGCAGTGCCTGTTCGGTGCCGGTAATCGCACTTCAATATGGTCACCGAACTTCACAGCAACGCCGACTATCACTGATCGCTCTCCTGACGCGCAGAGGGAGCGGCGTTGAGCAATCCATGTTTTTCAAACATGATGCCTATAGTGGCCCAAGCCGTTCTATAGCCAACATTCCACGTCGTTGAGCTATCAATCCCGCGTTCGCTTGGATCTTGTTGAATCCAATTTAAAATGTCATCCGGCACGCCATGCGCTGCGGTGGTGGCGGCTGTTTCACATTCGATAAGCTGCACCAATTTTTCTAGGATGTTGCGCACCTTTATTGATGTTGGGAATTGTGCTTTTATTCCGTTAGCATCCCCATCAGATATAATTTCTTTTGCTTCATCTAATGTTTGCTTTATCTGCGCATCACCCTGTGGCCGGCTCTCGGTGGGGGAGGCGTAGAGCGGTGCCCATGCGCCTGATTGTTTGCGCACATCTTCGATATCAACATCAGGGATAATTTTCCCCGGCTCTAGCTCGCCATCTGGATAGCGATATATCCAAGCCACCGGCTGCGGTTCTGGCAGGATGCGGAAATGAGCATATCCCTGAGACGTGGGGATGGAGATATCATAAATATTGGAATCAATAAAATCTTCCGGCACTTCAATCGCTGCGTAGATCG